CACCCGCAAGGGTGCCGGCGCCCGCGCTCGCCCTTCGCCGGCCGCGCGTATCTCGAACGTGCGAATGTCGTCCCAATTTCCGTGCGAACGTGCGTCAGCGGTGGCGCACTGCGGCTCACTCGAACAGGAGCGACCGTATGAGTAGCTAGCTCTACGAAGTCGATCACGCGGCGTGCCTTAGCGACCGCGCACACATATACCCGACCCGCGCTGCTACTGAGCGCGTGTGAGAGATCGCACGCGCTCAGTAGCCGAGCTGTCCCACATCTTCGGCCGGAGCAAATAGCGGCCAGCGCAGCACAGTTACAACGGCAGTCAGTCTCGCGCACGAGCGAGCGGTTAGACCAACGGCGAAACTCCGGCACTGTGCGTATGCGCCCGCGAACACACGAGAAGCACGAACGGCAGTGTGCGCGACCACGATCGCGAAGACATATCCGTGGCTCTGCGAGAGCTTAGCCCCGTGACCTGGACGCTCTGTTGCGCAGGGTCGCGGGGCAAAGCCGCACCCGCTCGTTCGCGATCTCGACTATCGCGCTAACCGCGCATATCCGTGCGAACGACCGTTGAACCGTAACGAACGGCACGCTACAGTGCACATTTTCGACCTTGGGAGCCAGAATGCCCGAAACCTGCGATTGCAGCCATGAGACTGGCCCATGCTACGAGCACGGCACGGTGCTGGTGGTTCGCGAGGGCGCAAGCCTGCGAACGGCCGACGGGCTGGCGCTGGTGAGGGTCAACGACTGCACCGAATGCGGCGCCGTGCTGTCCTCACGCGATGTCGCGGAGCTGAAGCGGCTCGAAGGGGCGGAGCGTGCCGGCGGGTGGTTCGCGAACCCCGACGACCAGGAGGCCGCCTTCGATCTCGCCGATCACGCCGAGGGCGGTCTGCCCGACCACGTGCGCGTGTACGCCAACGACGGCTACGTGATCGTGCGCCTGCATGACGACTGCCCACTACTGGAGGACTGATGACCGACCACGAGAAGAACCAGCTCCTCGATGCGCTGATGTACCACCTCGACCCGGACACTCGCGGCAAGGTCATGGCGGAGGTTCCGGTGGCGTATAACGCCTATCACGGGCGCCAGATTTGCGCGGTCGTGAGGCTCAAAGACCTCGAAGACCTCGAAGCCACGTCTGCGATCACCTCGGCGCTTCGCACCACTATCGAACGGTTCACGCCGAACGAACAGAGTTCCTGATGGCGCTGGAGATCACGACGAACAACGTGCCGCGCGACATTCTCGACAGCTACGAACTGACCGCGAAAGAGCGTGAAGAGTTCGACTACCTGGACTGGGACAAGCTCGAACGCGGCGAAGACTCTGCGTCGTTCGTGCGCTACAAGCGCTGGGTCTACCACCTCGGCGACATCATGCTGTCGCCCATACCCGGCTGGGACGGAATCGCCCACGACTCGTTCTTCTCTGGCGTGCTGTTTCGCTACGTCGACAACGGCGAACGTATCGTCTGCGCCACCTACTACGACGGAGTTCCTGATGGCGTACACGACTGCAACTGCATTCGGTGTGACTCGTGATCGACATCGAACGGTTCATAGACGGCTACGTCGAGTGTGCGCTGTGGGCGGACTGCATGCCGCCCGAGAATGACCCCGATGGCGAGTTCGGTGGTCGTGAGCACCTCCAACTGCGCGAAGGCGCGCGCGAGAAGATGAGTGTTGACTGTCGCGCGTTTTGCGAGGCGAACGAAGCCGACCTACTGCTCTACTGCGAACGATGCGCTTACGACCCGAGCCAAGGGTCGGTCGATTCCTACGCCGGCCACGACTTCTGGCTGACGCGCTGCGGCCACGGCGGCGGCTTCTGGGACCGCGGGCTCGGTGAGCTGGGCGAACGGCTCACGGCCGCTGCGAAGGTCTACGGCGAGCCCGACGATCACCACCCTTACGACTGCGGCGACGGAACCGCGGACGTCTAACGAACGGACATCATGCGAATCCAGTCTCGAACCACGCTCAAGGAAGCTGACGTGTACGCCGCTGCGCGTTACGCGCGCTCGAAGGGCCATGACATCGACGTCGCGAGCATCATCACGGCACCTCGCGGTGGCATCACCTTCTACTGCTCCAGCATGTACGGGAAGCGCGCCGCGAACGGTCGTCCCGGCGAGAGGGCCGCATCGTGGACCGCGTGGGGTTGGCTGATCGCCGACCTGCTCAAGCGCGACCCGAACGCGATCGTCGGTCAGTACAAGGGCGTCGAGGACTTCAAGCGGCAATGCCGCGAGTACATGCCGAAGGGCGAGAATGTCGAGTTCCTGCGCCACCTCCCGCGCTCCTACGAACGAACTGGAGTCTGACCGAATGCCGACGAAGCGAACGAGCACAACCACGAGGTCATCGAGACTGGCCTTACGCTCGAACGGGCGCGGGCGCACTGCAACGACGACTCGACCAGGGGCGACGACGCCGAGCACGGCGGCCGGTGGTTCGACGGCTACGAGGAGGAGTGACCATGCAGACGAACGAGGACCGCGCAGGCTTCGGCTATCGAGCGATCGTGGCCGGCTCGCCTGACATCGGCATGAACGACGACCAGACCGACGTCACAGACGCGCTCGCGAACATCATGCACTACTGCGAGAGCAAGGGGCTTGACTTCGACATGGCCGTCGGGTCCGCCGAAGGTCACTTCAGCGCCGAGTTGCTCTGGAAAGCGAGAGAGGACGACTGATGGCGCGCGTAATCGAACTGGTGATCCGCGACCCGGACTTCGAGAACACCTACGTCACCGAAACTGAAGGTGACGTGACGGTCGAGCGCTTCGAGATCGACCTCGGCTCATCGTTCAACGGTCCCAAGGACTTCGACCGCGAAGACCCGGAGATGACCGACTGGGCATGCAACCACATCGCGGAGGTTGCCCACCTGCCGGAGACCTCGGAGGTGCGCCAGGCGGTCGAGAACCTGATGCGCGAACTCCTCGGACCGCAGGTCACTGTCCACATCGAGAACGACTACGAGGACGGGCACCACTCCGAGCTTGACATCGAACTGCCCGCGCGTGACGTGATCGACGAGGACTGGTGGCAGGAGATCGTGTGGCCGCACACGGGCGACGGCCATGCCGGGAACTCTTGCTACACGGCCACGATCACCAAGGCAGACGACCCGACCCTACTGAACCGGACCTGGGAGTGGTGCTAGATGGACCCGAACGAGAACCTCAAGCGCCAGCGTGAGCTGGCCAAAGAGATCATCGACGGAGCGTGGAAGGACCAAGTCTCCGTCGTCGAGGCCGCCGTAGAACTCGCCGAGTTGGTGCAGGCACTCGACGAATGGCGACTCAAGGGTGGGTTTGACCCTTACGGCGCGAGCGATTCGATCATCGACACAAGCGTCCAGGCGTTCCGCGAGTTCCACGATGGCGCGGCCGACCGCTTCACGGACACGCAGATCGAAGCCAACCTTAGTGACCTTTACAACGACTGGGCGAAGTTGTGTGAGAGCACGCTCGCCGGACTGGAAAGCGAGTACCCCGAACACACCGGCGACGGCCACGGCTCAACGGAGGTTCAATCGTAATGACCGACCACACCAACGAACTGGCACGACTGCGCGTTGTCGCGCGGCGCATTCTCGACATCAACGACGGCACCGACATCGAGGACGACGTCACAGACGCGCTCGCGAACATCATCGAGGACGACGCCATCGAACTCGCCAAGCTCGTCATCGAACTCGACTCCAGCATGACGTTCGAGCAGGCCGCCCGGCAGATCATCGGAGGCGACCCCGAGAACGCTGCCGATTGGGAGCGTGTCGCCCGCAACATTTGGGAGGAAGGGCAATGACTGAGGTGGCCGACAGCTACGAACATGCCGGGCTCGTAGTCGAGTTCGTGCACGACGAGGACGGCTCCTACGCCGATCCGCAGCAGAATGACAACGCCGGCACGATCTACTCGTGGACGCGCGACTTCGACGGCGACGAGACGATCGGCGAACCGGACCTCACACTGGACTGCCCGGACTGCGAAGGCTATGAGGACCTGTCGAGCTGCGAGAAGTGCGGCGGCGGTGGCTATGTCGACTGCGACCTGCCGCAGTACATGCGCCACGGGTACGGCGCCGTGCTGACGATCGGGCTGCGCTTCGAGGACCACGGCTCGAACGGCTGCCGTCTCCGCATGAACAACGACGACCCGAACGCCGCGATCTGCTTCACCCGGAAGGACCTTGGCACCGAATGGTCCGGCAGCGTTGACGACGCCACCAAGTACGCCGAGGCTCGCATCGGTGAGCTGGACAAGTGGCTGCAAGGCGACGTGGTCGGCATCGTCATCCGCGAACCGACGATGAGTGACGGCATCCCCGGCGTCCTCCTCGACTCGGTCTGGGGCTTCATCGCCGACCCGTTCGACCCGAAGGACCGCGAGTACCTCGTGTCCGAAGGCAACGCGATGGCCGAAGGCTGCGCCGAAGAGATCGCCCGCGAGAAAGCCGAGGCCGAGTACTGGGCCTGCGCCGACGTCATCACTATCGAACCGACTGGAGTTACACCGTAACGCTCGTGACGATAGCGCTCAGCCAGGGGGGCCGCTTCACGCTCGAAGTGGGCGACACCGACTTCACCGCGATCGAAGCCATCAACGCCACGCGCGATCTCCTGAAGGCCGGCGAGATTCTGTTCGGCGTGTGGGGCGACAGGAACGACCATCGCAAGGCCACGGTCCCGCGCACCGGGCCGCCCGTCGACCCCTACCTCCAGCGCACTCAGAGCGCCTACATCAACCCCGACTACGTGGCGTTCGTCTACGCCGAGGAGACCGCATGACCACCCTCTTCATCATCGTGATTCTGTTCATCATCGCCATGACGCTCATGGACAACAAGGACAAGGAGGACAAGAGGTAATGGCCACCCGCGACGAAGTTCACCGGCTGTATGAAATCGCGAAGGCCGTCGACACGCCACCCGAACTGAGCGCGACCCTATGGGACATCGCCCACGAGATCGAGCTGGACACGGCCGGCGTCGAGGTTCGCAAGCTCTCGCGACTGAAGGAAGCCCTCGACGGCGAGTTCGACCGCATCGTCGGGTACCTGCTCCCCGGCGACAAGGAGGCCGACGAGGAGGCCGGCGAGGTGCTCAGGTTCCTTCACTCATTCCGCAGGCTCGCCAAGCACACCGACGAAACGGTCAGGGACTTCATCGAGGCGCCCGCGGAAGAGACGAACCTCGAACACAATCTCCGACTCAGGGCCGAAGCCGAGTGATCTGCGTACTCATCATGCACGTGCCCATCGAATGTGACGACCCGGAGGAGGGCCGCCAGGCGGGTATGAACCTCGCAACGAACCTGTCGGAGATACTCGGCAGTGATGTCGTCCTCGGCGGTGTGGTATCGTGCTACACCCCGGCTCCCTACGAATCAACTGGAGACCCTTCGTGACCCTCTTGTCGAAGTACACCGACATCGTCGCATTCCTGAACCGGCAGAACGTCGAGCGCGCCGAAGCGGTCGACCTCGTCGGCCTGTCCGTCATCTCAGGCATCGACGTGCTCCTCCTCGGCGATCCGGGCACCGGCAAGACGTGGCTGCTCGAACTGCTCACCAACTACTGCATCACCGACGCCGAGCTGTTCACCCACCTACTCGCCAAGGACATGAGCGCCGACGAACTCCTCGGCCCGCGTGACATCATGGCGATGAAGTCCGGCAAGATCGCCCGGCTCATGGACGGCTACCTGCCGAAGGCGAACCTCGCCTACCTCGACGAGATTTTCAAGTCCTCGCCGCCGCTGCTGAACCCGCTGCTCGACATCACCGCGAACCGGGTGCTGAAGATCGGCGGCAAGGTCGTGGACTGTGGTCAGCTCATCTCGATCGTCATGTCCTCGAACGAGCTGCCCGACCGCGAGGACTTGCAGGCGTTCCGCGATCGTATCGGCGCCACGCTGTTCGTGCAGCCGGTCAGGACGCCGGAGGGCCGGCGTGCCGTCACCGACATTCAGTTGGACTTCCAGACGAACGGCATCAACACCGATGGTCTCGTCCCGCTGACGCTGGCGGAGATTCACGCTATTCGCGACGAGGTGCGTCAGGTGGAGGTGCCCGACGCGATGCGCGAGAAGATGGTCGAGGCCCAGCAGAAGCTGCTGGAGCATGGTCACCCGCCGTCGCAGCGTCGCATCGGCCAGTCATGGAAGCTCATCAAGGCTCGGGCGTGGTCACAGGGCCGCGCGATGGTCGCCTCGGACGACTTCCTGCCCTGCCAGAATGTTTGGTGGAACCACCCCGACAACCGCGAGACCGCTCGCGAGGTCGTGCTCGAAATCGCCAGCGTCTTCACTCGCAAGGCGCAGCGGTTGCGTGACACGATGGAGCCGGTCGTCGCGGCAATCGAGGTCCAGCGCTCGAAGTTCGAGGCGACGTCCGACGAGGCCGAGCGCGAAGAGTTGCTCAAGGAGACCTTCGGCCTCATGCGCCAGGTCAAGAAGCTCCAGCGCGAAGCCGAGGCACAGATCGCGGACGGCAAGAGCCAGGGTGAAGACACCGGCCTGCTCGACGAGGTCCACGGAGAACTCGGCAAGCTGTACGACTGGGCCGAAGCCACGTTCATCGGAAAGGACTGAGATGCCCATGACCAACCTCGCCGACCTGCTCGGCGGCAAGACGGGAAAGCACATCGGTACGCCGAAACTGAAGTTGACCGATTGGACGGTGACCCACGACTCGATCGACGACATGGAGTTCAAGAACTTCGTGGACGACAGCCCGCGTTTCAAGAAGGTCGCGGTCGAGGACGCGCCCGCGATTCCGCCGAACGTGCCCGACCCGCCGGACATCGACTTCACCACTGCCACGCGGGAGGAGATCGTCGCGTGGCAGGCCGAAGCTCAGGCGGCGAAGGCGGCGCGTGACGCAGCGCCGCCGTACGCAAACTGGACAAAGCTGGCGCGCGACGTGTTCACGAGCTATCACACGCACGACCAGCCCGACGTCATCGACGCGGTCGACCCGAGCGTGGCGCTCCACCAGCGCATATTGCCCAAGCTCCTGCACCAGGACGAGCACGCGAAGTCGCGCAATGCGACCCGCGACGACGCGACGATGGCCGCGATGGCGACCACCGCCGCGGTCAACGTGCTGAAAGACATGCTCGGCGACGAGCTGGTCACTCAGGCCCAGGAGGCCGAGGAGTACCGCGAGCACGCCGAGCAGGCCGGCCAGCACTACCAGAACCTCGTGGACCTGCGCGGCCAGGCGCAGGGCTACCGCGATGCCGGCCAGCCGGTCCCCGGTGATCTCGTCGGCCAGATTCGCCAGGCGGTCAAGGACAAGCGGGCCGCTCAGGCCGCCGCTGCCGCCGCTGCCGCTCAGCAGACCCCGATGTCCGGCCAGGCCCTCGAAGCGATCGAGACGGCCGCGCAGGCGGGTCAGGCGGCTGCTGACGCCGCAGGCTGCATGCCGTCCTTCGGCGCCGGCTTCGGCGCGGGCGAGCCGACGTACGAATCGCCCGAGCAAGCGCTGTCGATTGCGGAGATGTGGTCGGAGAACGAATCGCTCCGTAAGATCGCGGAGTTATTCGGGCGCTGCGACAGGGAGTTCCGCTTCCTGCGCGCCACGAGAGTCGTCGGCGGGAACGATGAGTTGGTAGACATCGCCTACGGAGACAATCTCGCCCGAGTGTTGCCGAGCGAGCTGGCACTGTTCGGCGATGACGAGACAGAGTTAGACTTCCTCACACGGTACGCCGCGGGCGAGCTGCTCGTGTTCACGACCGAAGGCGAGGCGCACAGCGGCCGGGGGCCGATCGTGATCGTGCTCGACGGCTCAGGTTCAATGCAAGGAACTCCCAATATCTGGGCGCGTGCGATCACGCTCTGCTTGCTGAACATTGCGCGCATCGAGAAGCGCGACTTCGGCGTGGTTGAGTTCTCTAGCGGCGGTCAGACGAAGACATGGGAGTTCCGGGCCAAGGCCGCACTAAAGGCCGAGGACATCGTAGATGTTTGCTCCCACTTTTTCGGCGGCGGCACGACACCCATCAACGGCGTGACCGCCGCAGTGAAGCTAATGGACGACTCCGCGCCCTTCAAGATGGCGGACCTCGTCATGGTCGGCGACGGGAATGCCGGCTATGGACCCGAGGACGAGCGGCTGCGCACGCACCTCGTCGAGAAGGGCGTGCGACTGTTTGGTCTGGGCATAGGTGGCCCCTTCGACTATCTCGCAAGGTATTGCGACAGCGTCGTCGACGTGCACCAATTCGAGTTGCAGGACCCCGGCAAGGCAGTAGCAGAACTCGCGACGCACGTATCGTAAGTCAATGTTGCATCGCTGCACGAATTGCGGAGGGTTGAAGGAGGTCGGTGAGTTCTACGCCGACGGGCGGAGGCCAGACGGTCTGCAATCCGAATGCAAGCAGTGCGTCCGTGACCGCACGGCTCGCAACCGAGCGGCGAAGACCCCCGAGGAGCGTCGGGACACCGGGCGCGAGGCGGCACGAAAGTACCGGGCTCGCCACCCGGAGCGGACCGACGAGTACCAACGGCAGTATCGCGCCAAGAACCGCGACATCTACCGCAAGTCCGCCAAGGGGACGTACGAGCGCAACGCCGAGGTCGCCCGCTCCGAGGCGCGTAGGCGTGCGGCCGAGTCGCCGGAGGCAGTAGCCGCGCGCCGCAAGGTGCGAGACGCCGTGAAGCGCGGTGATCTCGTGCGCCCCGAGCGCTGCCCCAAATGTGGCCGCAAGTGCGTCGTGCAAGCTCACCACCCCGACTACGGCAGGCCGCTCGACATCGAGTGGCTCTGCGCTAGCTGCCACAAGCTCTACCATCTAACTTCCGATCAACTGTAAAGGAGTACGCATGGCCACCGCAACCGCACCCAGGCTGAAGGACATGATGGCGGTGTCCAAAGACTCGAAGGTCAAGAAGCTCGGCTTCATCACGTGGTACTCGACGCCCGACCAGGACGTGTCGCTGCGCCGGCTGCGGCGCCTCGGTGGGCTCGCCGGCCTGCCGGTCGAGATGTTCCCCAAGGACATTCGCGCCGCCGACGCCTTCAAGAGGACGGTGCGCGGGCAGGCGGGCATCAAGCGCGACGGTTCGGTCGTCACCGAGACCGACGTGCGTGACGTGTTGGAGAACTCCGAGGACATCATCTACCAGGTGACCCGCGTGGTACGCGACGCCGAGGAGCGCGTGGTCATCTACGAAGCGGCGTTGCGTGTCTGGTTCTCGAAGGTGACGGGCGAGATCGGCTATAAGCCGCTCGGCGACGTCCCGAAGTCCGAAGTGCTGCCGATCATGCAAGAGATCGACGAGGAGTTCGAGGCCAAGGGCAAGACGGTGACGGGCGCCAAGGTACGTTCGATCGTGCGCAATTACATCAAGGGCGAGTTCGACGAGCAGATGGGCGTCCACGGCCTGTCGGGCGAGCCGCTCGGCGGGGCTGACGGCCGGCGCGGGGCGCCCTATTTCGTCCTCGTCAAGTTCGAGGCCGAGCTGGAGTCGCTGTCGATGCTGCTGGAGAAGCTCTACGAGCCCGAGGGCCGCGCCTACCTGCGCACGACGGCGATGGCGGACGGCCGCTCGGAGCGTGAGATGGTCCGCGCTGCTCACACCGCCAACTGCGTCGAGGAGATGGAGGCGGCGATCGTGGACGCGGCGAAGCTCCTGCAAGGCGAGCGTAAGCGTGACGTCCGCACCAACGTGGAAGAGTTCCACTGGAACCGCCTCGCGCAGTTCCGCCGCCGCGCCGCCCAGTACGCCGACGTGCTGAAGGAGGAGCAGGACGAGGTCAACGCCAAGTTGGGGCTGCTAAACAAGCAGTTGCGCAAGCTCACCGGCTGATGGCAAACTGTGGCATACTGCCACACCCACGACTGGAGACAGATGTCCCACGATGACAACCCACTGCGCCACGGCTTCGACCACGCTCTGCGCCGCAGCGCCTACAGCGCCCTGTCTGACCATCGCACCGCCGCGGTCCGGGCGGGCCGCGAAGCCGAGGCGCGCATCGCTGCGCGCAGGGTCGCCAAGAGTGCCGGCCCGAAGATCGAGCTGAAGCCGCTCAGCTTCGATGAGAGGTCGGGAAACGAGCTTCGACCGCAGACGTTCGACCAACTCGTAGGCCAGGCACGTCTCAAGGCGCTGTTCGCGCGCATCATCGACAACGCCCAGCGGACGGGCCAGCCGCTCGACCACATGCTCCTCACGGGCGCCTCGGGGTCGGGCAAGACGACGTTCGCGCAGTGCGTGGCGCACCGACTCGGTCGCACCGTATACCAAGTCGAGGCTCCGGTCGGTCTCGACGTGCTGGAGGCGATGCGCGTCACCTGCAAGGCCGGCGACGTGGTGATCGTTGACGAGGTGCACATGATCGTCCAGGCCGACCGGCGTGGCGTCACGCAGGCCGCCAAACCGGAAGATTTCTACCACGCGCTCGAAGACCGGCGCCTGCCGACACCGGGCGGCATGGTCGACTTTCCCGCGGTGACGTTCGTCGGCTGCACCACCGATTCGGGCCTTCTGCCCGAGGCGATGATAAACCGCTTCCCACTGGACATCACCCTCGACCCCTACACGTGGGACGACATGGCGGTGCTGGCGCAAGCCAACGCTCGCTCCCTCGGGCTTCGCATCGAGGTCAGCGCGGCAGCTACGCTCGGACGGGCGTCGCGCCGTAGTCCGAGGCAACTGAACACTTTTGTCAAGAACGCCAGGTCGCTCGGCTCGATCGTCGTCACCGACGACCTAGCACGCGAGGTCATCCACGACCTCAACGGCTGCACGTGGGACGGCCTCACGCGAGACATGCAGATGATGCTCACAGTGCTCCTGCGCTCACGTCGCGAGTCGCGCGATGGCCACGTAGTCCACCAAGCCTCCGTCAACACCGTGGCGACGGCGCTGGGGCATGGCCGCGACACGAAGGCGATTGCGCTCTTCGTCGAGCCGTTCCTGATCGCCGAAGGGCTCGTGTGTGTGACGCATGGCGGCAGGCAGTTGAGTGAAGCCGGCATCACCCGTGCGAGGGAGCTGGAGCACGATCGACAAAATCGTCAAGCGTAAAACCCTGGAGGCACCTATGACCAGACAGACCAACACCAACGGTGAGCATCACCCCAACGAGGTGCACCGCTTCACCGTCGCGACGACCGACAGCCGGCGCGGTTCGCATGCCCGCCTGTTCGCGCAGGAGGGCAAGTGCATCGAGCAGACCTACAGTCGCACCGCAGCGCTGGAGGTCGTCGCCGAGCTACTTCAGTCCCTCCGGGCCGGCGAGGGCTTCACCATGCGCTTTGAGCGTCACGACCAGACAATCGTGGTCAGGACATGACACGCCAGCAGGAGGACCTGTGCGGACTACTAGCCCAGGCGCACGGTCGCGTCCACGTAAACGAGGGCTTCACCGACGGGCACGTTGAGCTGACAGTGCCCAACGGCACCAGCTTTCACGTGAGTAAACACGGGCGTGTCGTCAGCCGCAGCTTCAACCATTCAATCTACTGGAGTTACGAGTGAGAGTTCTGCGCACCACCGCACCATCACCGTCCGCACGGCGGAGGACCTGATGCTGTCGATGCGTGACGGCGAGATCAACGAGGTGCCGGCGTGAGCGCGCCCGACCATCTTTTCATGCTGACCGCGCCGGCTGAGGGGCCGATTTGTGACTTCTGTTCCTCGCCCGACGTCCGCTGGAGCTATCCGTGCCGCGACCACAACCGCCAGGCGCACGCCGAGGCCCTGATCCAACGCCCGGACGGCAGTCTCCGCGTAGAGGAGATGGACATCGAGGGGTTCTCCCACGGCGGCTGGGCTGCATGCTCTGCATGTCATGCGCTGATTCAGCGCGGTGACCGTGACCGTCTCGCGAGGCGCTCCGCCAAGCGCATGATCCGCAACAACCCGGACATACCGCTGGTGCTCTCGAACGCCACCGAGCACGTCCGGCGGCTGCACGACCAGTTCTGGGCCAACCGCGACGGACCACCCGTACATCACGACTCACGACCCACGGAGGACCCGACAAGATGAACAGCACAGAGCGCCGTGCGCTGGCGAAGATCATCGACCAGCGCTTCAAGGCCCTACAGGCAGAGCTTGACACTCGCCGCGAGCAGGTCGAGGAGGAGATTCGCGACCGGCTGATCGCCGAGTCCACGCGGGCGTGCGCGGCGGCGGAAAAGCGCATGCTGAAGCTCGTCAACCGTGCTAAAGCGCTCCAGGCCGACGTACTGGCGGAGGTCGAGGCAATCGCGGAGACGGGCGTTATCCCCGGCGAGATACACACCTTCCATCGCTACAATCCCAAGAAGTCGGCCTTTGTCGGCCCCCAGGTCATCGAGACACACGCAGTCGACCCGCTCACCTTCGATGTCACAAATGCGTGGGCGCCGGTCAACCTGGAGGAACAGATCGCTGCGGAGATTCGCCGGCTGGTGGTGGAGCGCGGTCAGGGCGGCCGGTCGCTCGACGCGATCCGCCTTGACCTTCAAGAGAAGCTGCTCCTCGGCGACGTGCAGTCAGACGAGGCGCGTGCCTTCCTTGACGAGATACCGACCGTCGATGTGCTCCTGCCCATGCCCACCGAGAAGCCGGAGCTGACACCGTGAAGAGCTACACGAGCTACAAGTTCAACGAACTCGGCGACGAGATCGCCCGCCAGGACCACAAGCACGGGACGTTCTCTGCCGAGACCGACCTGGGGAAGCTGAGGTTGGGCATCGCGTGCCTCGAAGACGAGGTCGAGGAGGCTCGTAACGCATGGCGCGAGGAGCGGGGGCACGCACGGCCTCGGGGCTGGCGCCACACGCGCGAGGAATTACTACAGGTCGCGGCTGTCGCGATTCGATGCATCAGGCTGATCGACGGGCCGGGCGAGAACCCGGTGGAGGGCATGTGAGCATCTTCGATAGTCTCCCCAAGCCGGCCGATCGTAACCGCCAGGCGCTTAGGGCCGATCTGGAGTTGCGCCGTGAGAGGTGGGCTCACCTCGACTATCATTACCGGGGTGGCGCCGATCTCGTCCTTCGGCATGGCAAGTTCTACACGGGGCGCAAACTCCCCGACCAGTACGAGTGGGCGGTTGGCGCCGAGTCGGAGTGCTTCGCGAACGCGCTGCGGGCGACGATGACCGACCCGTCGCTGACCTACTGCGAAGGGTACTTCTGGTCGGGTCAGGGTCACGCGATCACGCACGGCTGGTGCGTCGCACCGGACGGCGGCGTGGTCGAGGTGACGCTACCGACCGTGGACGTCGACCAGTACGTTCACGAGACGTTGCTGCCGTTCCTCCCGGTCGCCGGCTGGGCATACTGGGGTGTCATGTTCACGACCGAACTGGCGCTTGCCTATAACGAAGACGGGGCGGGGCTGCCGATGCTCGACCGTTCCGCCAGGGAAATCGCGCACGGAGCCAGGCGCGCCCCGCATCTGGACATGCGCAACGATGACGACTGGCCGATCTTGACCGTACCGTACGACCCCCAACGGAAGGACATGCCATGAGTACAGTTGTCAGCAGTCCCGTCGAGGAGACTCGCGCCGACCTCAACCGGGCCGAAGAGAAGCTCGTAGCGGAGCTTCGCCAGATTCGCGCCGCCCGTGAGGCGCTCGGCGACTCACCCGCGACCATCGCCGCCCTGAGTCGCCGAACGGGGAGGCGCGTACGCGCCAAGCACCGGGCCGAGCGTGCGCGATGACCGATGTGAAGCTGCGGCCCGAGCTGCCGCCAATGCCCGACCGCATGAAGCGCCTGCCGCTCTCACCCCGCGGCTACCCGGTGCCTCGCTTCGTGCAATGGATGGACGACGGGGAGGGGGCTGAGTTCGGTGTGGGGACGCCCGACTTCCGCATCATGGACGACCGTCACCTCGTCGCCTGCGTCAAGCGGAGCCTATGCTGGGTATGCGGTCAGCGGCTCGGCGCTTACAAGACGTTCGTGATCGGCCCGATGTGCGCGGTCAATCGCATCTCCGCCGAGCCGCCGTCGCATCTGGACTGCGCTACATGGTCGGCGATGGCGTGCCCGTTCCTGTCGCGCCCGCATGCCCGGCGACGCATCGACGAGGTGACCGGGCCGCTGAAGGAGAACGTGACCGGCATGATGATCGAGCGCAACCCCGGCGTGACGTTGTGCTGGACAACATTGAAGTACCGCGCGTTCAGGCCGGCCGACGGCGGGCTGCTGTTCAACATCGGCGAGGCCGACCATTGCGAGTGGTATCGCGAGGGCCGTAGCGCCACCCGCGAAGAGGTCTCAGAGGCGATCGACACCGGGCTGCCCACGCTCGTGGAAACCACCGAGGGGCGGCACCTCGCCGCGTTGGAGTGGTCGGTGGCGCGGGCCAGAGGGCTGATGCCGACATGAGCGCGATTCCGCTCGGCGAATGGCAGAGGGAGATGGAGCGCCGCGGCAAGCTCGACTGTAAGTTCGTGTGCCCGGCGTGCGGCAACGAGGCGTCACCCAATGACTTCCGGCGACGCGATGCCGACTTCCAGCGAGCGCCGTCTGAGTGCATCGGCCGGCTCGCGCTGGAACGGGTGCTCGACCCGTCCAAAGGCACCGTCCACCCGCTCGTCCCGTGGGCGCCGCTGCCTGACTGCACGTGGGCGGCGTTCGGGCTGATCGACATCTGCACTGTTCACATCGACGCTCCGGCGAGTCGGGCACACGAGCGGGCTCACGGACCTGCCAAGCCGGTCCCCGTGTTCGCCTTCGCGGAGGTCAAGACATGACCGCCATTCGCGGGCCGTGCGCGTCGTGCCCGTGGCGGGTCGACGCCCACGGCGGCATCCCCGGCTTCTCGATGGAGATGGCGGAGGGTCTCGTCACCACCACCGCGACGGGGCTGGGCGCACCGATGTTCGGGTGTCACCAGTCGGTCGAGGGCGAGGAGGTCGTCTGCGTCGGCTGGCTCGCCCGGTACGGGTGGGACAGCATCGCCGTCCGCTTCGGGCTCGCAGACGGCAGATTCACCGCCGATCAGCTCAACGCCGCCGAACTCGACGACTGGCCGGAAACCCACGAGACGTTCGCCGAGGTGATCGAAAAGCTCAGAGCCGACTATACGGAGCAACGGGAGTTCACTCGTAAGGACGATTTCTCCGGGGGAGCGAAATGACCGAGGTGGCCTACTCGCTCGCGAAGGGGGTTTTCTCTGAGGACGATGTCCCGATGGGACACGACTTCGCGATCGTCTCGGACGGACGGCTCGTGCAACGCCATCGGGCCGGCAAGGCGTTCCCGTTGACGTACCGCACCGAAGGACCCGCCCGGCACGGTCTCGCCGTCGCGGCAGAGCACGTCGAAGTCCCACCGACCCTATGGAGGAGATACCCATGAACCCGAACGAGTACGACGACGACGCCTTCACCGACGCCAGCAACGAGTTCCAGGGCAACGCGACCGAGATGTTCGAGAGGCTGTGGAGGGCGGGTGCGAGCGCCGAGGAGATCATCAACGAGATCAACACCGCGCTCAACAGCGCGGGCATAGCATCCACGACCCGAATCGGCGACCGCGGGTGGTCGACCGCCCGCGGGCCGCTCACGCTCGCCGAGACATGAGCCGCCTGGACCGCGCGGCGCAGGAGGCCGCGTCCACCGTAGGGCGCCTGCTCCGTGATGAGTGGGCGATGAAGCAGTTTACGGTCGACAAGTTCGGCCGGCACCGTGACGGGTATCTGCACGCCAGGGTCCTGATCGGCGAGGAGGCGTTCTACGTCCATCGCCGATTCGGGTCGTGGATGCTTCCCGGCGCGATCAATGGGCGCCACGTGCTGCGCGAAGTCCTCGCGCCGTACAACGTCGCGCTTCAGGAGAGGGCTCGCCCGTTTGAGCGAGCCGAACGTGACCATGAGGCACGACTACAGGAGGCCATAGATGCCGCCGCACAAGCTGCCCGAGAAGCTACGGACGCCGTCAGCGATGACCAGGCTGCTGCTGCTGCTGGAGTACCCGAGGAAGGAGGTCGTTCAGACGATCGCTGACCAGTACGCGATGACCACCGAGGCGGCCGAAGCCCTCGTCGCCGAGGTTAGTCGGCCGTGGACGGAGAGGGCTTCACTGCAGTGACGCTCGTGTGGTAACCTGCCACGCCAAACACTTACCTACACTGGAGGAACGCATGGCCACGGCAACGACAGACCTCACGCCGCGCCAGAAGGAAATCAAGGCGCTGCTCGACAAGGACTTCACGCCGACCGAGGTCGCCGACAAGCTCGGCGTGTCCTCGAACGCGATCTATCAGCACCTACGCCGCATGAAGAAGGCTCCGAAGGCGTCGAAGGCGCGGACGTCGCCGCGCAAGCCTGGCACCCGCCGGGCAGCGGCCCGTAAGCGGCCTTCACGGGCTAAGCGGACGACCGCCAGGGCGCCCGCGCTCGGCGAGCGGGGGACGGCGGTCCTCGCCTCGGGCACGCTCCTGAAGCCACACACGCCGCTTCAGGTGATCCGCAACCGCAAGGACGAGATCGAGGCGGCGGTGAAGCACTCGGCGGCCGTGGTGGCCGAAGACGAGAAGGGCTACCTGACGTCCAAGGAGCGCCACGAGACGCTCGTGACCAAGAACAAGGAGGAGCTGCGCCGGCTGGACATCGCCGAGCAGGCGCTTCAGGGCAAGATCGTCAAGCCCGCGCCGAAGCGTCAGCGCCCCGCTGCGTCCACCAACGGGCAGCCCCCCGTGCCGCCCCCGGCGCCGGAGCCGAACGCACGTCCGGACGCCAAGCCGGAGCCCACGCCGGCCCCAGTCGCGACCGTGCCGCCCAAGTCCGACCCGACTCCGGCACCCGAGGTCGCGCATCGCGCGGTGCCGCCGAACGGCAGTCAGGCCGTAGCCGACCAGGACGCCGGGGCGGAGTTCTCGCAAGAGGGCGAAGATGCCTTCGTCGGCGAGTAACGAAGACACGAGGCCGGGTGGCGACACGTCACCCGGCCGCGAGAAGATCCCCATCATCACTGACGCGGTGCTGGAGACGATCCAGATGACGCCCGCGGCGGTGCGCAAGCTCGCGCGCCTGACGAGCCTGCACCCGGACTCGATTGTCGAGATCGCGCAGACCGAGAGCGGCGAGGCGTGGCAGGTTGAGTTCCTCGACGAGTACGGCAGCCACGTCCGCGGCCCACACGGCATCAAGGCCGGACACCTTGTCGTCATCCGCGAGAACGGCTGGTCGAATCCGTCCTTCCTCAGGGCGAGGGTTGCACTCCAATGACCACCGAACAGACCAGGCTACGACGTGCCGCCGTCGCGATTCACGAGCGCTTCGACGTGACCCCCGAGCAGGCCATGATGTACACGGCGACGGCCGTGGAACATCTCGCATCCACCGCCGAGGAGGTCGACCAGTCCGCGCAGTGCAAGTCCTACCGTGACGAGATCGCCCGCCTGAAGTCCGTCGTGGAGATCGTCACCGCCGAGGCGACGAAGCTCACCGTCGAGAACGCGAAGCTGCGCTCCCAGAACGAGGGGCTCGCGGCGGCGGCCGACATGGCTTACGACGACGTCGTCAGCTTGCTCGACAACAACTAACCACCGATCGGAGACCAACATGGGCCGAGTAGCGATGAGCGTAACGCAGGACGAACGGACCGAGGCGATACTGGCCAGGTTCGAGCGGGAGTACTACGACACGAACAGCATCACCGAAGGGCGCCGGCTACAGCAGAACTCCACCCTGCGCCAACTCACCGCGCAGATGCGCAGGCCACTCGACGAGATCACCGCGGAGGACATGGCCGTCTATGTCGGCTCTCTCCTCAAGCGCGGGCTCAAGCCGACAACCGCGCTCAAGGAGATGAACATGGTTCGCGGCTTCGTCTTTTGGGCTAACGAGGCGGGCCTTATCGACGACGCCCGTTCGGACCGACTCAAGTTGGTCCGTAGTCCTCGTGGGTCGGGGGGGCGAAGCAAGCCTCGACCGTATACGGCAGCGCAAATCCATGAGCTGCACGCGATCGTCTCCGCCAAGTACCCGCCGATGCCCTCGGTCGGCAAGGGCTCGCATCTGCTCAAGTTCCACCTCCAGGGGCAGGGCACCAACACGGGCCTGCGGCGCCAGTTGTGGCGTCACGGCAGGAGACTCCAGTACGAAGCGATCATCGCGTTGGCGCTGGAGCAAGGGCTCAGGCGCATCGAGATACTCAACATGAGCATCCCCGCGCTGCACTACGACAACGACCAGATAGTCGTGAAGTCAGCGAAGCAGCAGCCCGGACGCGAGAAGGTCAGGGCCGTCCCCTACACCCAGCACGCCCGAACATGCGTACAGGAGTGGTTGGACTTCCGCACCGTCCTGCGGCCCGACCACGACTCGCCGTGGGTGATGATGACAAGGCAGGGCGACACCCACCGCCAGCTCGAACCGATGAGCTTCAGGCAGATGCGGGACTTCCTCAAGCCCTTCGGGCCGGGCTGGTGCCTCCACCGCCTACGTCACACCGCCGCGACCGAATGGCTCCGCGCCGGGGTCCCACTGGAGAAGCTCCGGGTTTACATGGGTCATAGTTCACTCGAAACCACACTCATGTATGCCGAGTTGCTGAAAGGGGACATTGACGAAGCGTTCGAGGCGGCCGAGGCCGCCTTTGCCGCGCGGCTGAAGCTCGCATGATCGCCGACGATCTCATCGAACGGCTGGAGGGCGCGGACATCACCTCGCTGGAGGTCAACCATGAGGGCAGTGGGTATCGCTGTCATCTCTACTCCGGTCGGGACGATTTCGGGGAGGGCTCTGCCCCGACCATCATCGAGGCGATCGAGGGCGCGCTGGACGACCGCGACAGCAGCGCCATGACACCGCCGCGCCGGGCTCGCGTCCGCAAGATACTCGCCTGCGTCGACTCGACACCCAGGACGGCGACGGAAATCTGGCGGCGCTACGCCAAGGTCCACTCGAAGAAGTCGATCACCAAGCGCGAACGGAGAGAGAGAAGGTGGGTCGCATCCGTACTCGAACAACTTACCAACGAACGGGAGATACTCTGTGTCATCGAGAGCAATGAGCGAGGTCAAACGTGGGTTGCCTTCCGGCGACCAGAAGCCGTGGACGCCGATGCGCGAGGGGACGATCAACCCCGACGCACAGGCAGCGCTGGTGGCGCTCGGCGAGCTACCGATGGCCGAAGTGTGGTTCAACGACCTCTATGAGTGCCAGGTCCGGTATCTCGGCGAGCATCGCGGCGGAACGCTACACCTGTCGATCAAGCTCCACACCCGCGGACCCGAACGCGACTGGCGTCACCTCCAGGCGATCAAGAACGAGGTCGTCGGCTGGGAGCGCGAGGCGGTCGAGCTGTTCCCCGCCGAAAGCCGGCTCCTGGACGGCGCCAACCAGATACACCTGTGGGTCCTGCCGGCCGGCGAGAAAGCCGGCATCGGCTACTTCCGGCGAGCCGTTGGCACCCAGGCCGAGCTGGAGGCCGAGCTGCGTGAGCGCGGCATCGACCCAGGCAAGGCCCGCCAGCGCGACTGGCAGCCCGGCATCTCGACCGGCCCCGATTATCGGCCGGGCACATGAGACTGCGTATCGTCAGTGACGGGAACTCGGCGACGACGCACGTCTACACCGACACCGGCCACCGAATCGAGGGCATCGTCTCGGTCGTGTGGTCATGCGCCACGCCCGGCCCCGACACCCCAGCAGGGCTCAGCATCGCCACGATCACGCTGAAGAAGGTGTGCGTCGACATCATCGGGGAGCACGACCCGGAGGACATCGTCGTCGGCAACGAACGGCGCAACCTTCCCCCGCTCGCATGATGAGGTGGTACAGCTACACACGCACCTTCCGGGTCACCGACACCGCCTACGCGCTCGCCATCTCCGCCGCCGACGCGGTCGACATGCACTGGGAGAACTACTCCGGCGTCTTCTGTCCCTTCGGCAACGAGAAGACTCCGGGGTTCACCACCGAAGCCGATCTCGCCGAGGACAGTCGCGGCGAGCTGGCCCCAATCAACTTCGGCCGCAGGCGACGTGTCGACGTTCTCGACGTGCCTGCATGGATGGTCGCGCAGGCGGTCCGGCTCAAGGCGCAGTCGGTCACCCCGGAGATCGAGGCCGGTATCGAGAAGTGGAACACCACCGGCTACGACAACGACTATCCGCTGCGGAAGTTCTTGTCGTCAGGCGGCTAGAGCTACGATCCGACTGGCGTCGCCCTGTAGTGGGCGCCAGTCGGCAAACTTTATCCGGAGGGCCTCGGTCAAGGTGTCCACCTCGCGTCGCCCGACCTCCAGGCGCCGGGCGATCTCCATCTTGCCCATTTCCATCATCAGCATCACGAGCACGTCGGCCTCCCGCTGGGTGACCGTTGCCGGCAGGGTGAGCAAGCCTCCGTCGATCTTGCCGTACACCTCGTCACGAGTGACGTAGGTGCGGGCATCCGCGCGACCGACCACGTCTCCGTCGCATGGCCGGCCCTCGCGATTGGTTCTGCGCATGGCGCCACGCCGCAGGGTCGACGCCCGGTTGCTGACGAGAGCGAAGACGAAGCGGTTGAGTGGCATCTTCGAGGGGTCGTGCTTCCCGATCGCCTGCCACACCGCGACGCGAAGCTCCTGTCTCATGTCCTCGCATTCCATGTTCGCGCCCGCTGCGAACATGCGAGCCGTCGTGTACACGAGACCCTCGAACGGTCCAAGCTCGCCGTAGGCTGTCATCGGTGAACGAGGGTAGCACGCCAAGGAGCGAACTGGCGTTCGATCGTCACTACCAAGGGGCGTCTTTCCCGAACTCCTCGTCGAGCTTCGCCCCGTCGGCGGCCGGCGCCGCAACCGCCGGCCGCATCATCTGCTGGAGGCCGTCGACCCTGGCGAGCAGGTCGCGCTGCCGTGTCGCCAACTCGGTGACCTCCCGCCGCAGCTCGTTCAGACCTTCGGCGGTGCTGGTCGCCTTGCTGGCGCCGACCTCGTAGAGAGTGAAGGACTTTCCGTACTGTTCGGACTCGAACGGAACGACGTTGACCGCTATCGGCTGTCCGATCGCCAGCGATGCGAACGCTCGCAGCTTCTCGTTGATTTTCGCGCCGTCCTTGGTGGCGTCGATCTCGTATATCTCGTAGGTGTCACCCTTCTTGTTGACGCCCGAGTACACATGACGACAGTCGGTGATCGTCAGCGTCATCTTCCGACCGCTGCCGGCACGCTCAGCCATGTCAGGTGATCTTCAGCCTTTGCTTCTCCGGCTCGGGCTCTATCGGCTCGATCTTGCGGGGCTGGAAGTGAAGCTGGGCGCATGCGATGAGTGTCACGCCCTTGGCCGGCGAGCCGACCGCGGCATACCCGATCTTCAGCGCCTCGTCGGTGCCGCGCGCCAACGCTACTGTCTGCCTCCTGGCGCCGGGCGTTCCCTTCGCCACGATCTTGCCGGCCTTGTCGACATGCCATGCGATCTGTGAGAACTTGCCGGGGCCGTCGACCTGCAAGACGACGTACCGGCGCTTGACGACCTTGCCGGCGTTGTTCTTGAGTTCCTCGGGCTCGGGCGCGTGGTCAGGGTTCTCGGGGACTTCGAGAGCGGCGATGCCTTCGGGTGCGGTCGGCGGGGCGGGCGGCTCGGCCGGTGGTGGTGGCGGTGGCGGCGCGGTCTCGACCTCGGGAACGGCGGCCTCTTCTTCCTCCTCGATGACGGCTGCCTCGCCGACCGGCACCCGCAGCGCTTCGGGGACCTGGGTGGGGACGCGGTCGGGCTTCATCATCGCGCCGCCCAGCTCGACGGGGGCCGGGGCCGGCGCCTCCATCGTCTGACTCACCGGGTTGAAGCGCTCGGCGGGCTCAGTAATCGAACCAGTCGTCCCACCGTCCACGGCTGGGGTAGGGTCCACGGGCGCCTGCGCGGGCGCTGGGGCCTCTGCGGCGGGCTCAAGCGAGGTAGTAGCGGCGATAGCGTTGGCCAGGTCGTGTCCGTCTACGGGCTCGATCGGGTTGGCGGCCATCGCGGCCTCCGCTGCTGCCTGCTCGGCCCTCTCGCGCTCGACAGCCTCCATCGCCTTGCGTGCCGCCTCGGCTGCCTCGGGGGAGATGTGCTCGCCCTCGGCGTTGACGATCGGAATGTCGGCGTCGACCGAGGGGACGTCGTCGGGCGGCTCCGGCTGAACTTCAGTTGGCTTGTCGTCGGAGAAATCGCCGAAGTCGGTGTTCAGAAATGGGTCATCGTCGCCGATCTCTACGCCGGCCACAAATGCGTCCGTACCTTCACTCATCGTGTACTCCTCGTCAGTTCGGCCGCCTCTTGTGAGTACGGCATGTGTGCTGCTCTGAAGTTTGCTGCGGCGTCGGCAGCCGCCGCTTCGTCGTCGAAGCGGCCGAGGTTGTGCGTGCGCCCGTCCAGCCCTACTGCCGCCTTCCACTTGCCTCTGTCCCGGTCCCACGACACGCCCCGGTGGCGAGAGCTACCGCGCCCGCCGTGTCGATTCTGCTGGTTCTGCGCATGGGTAGCGATGCGCAAGTTGAACCGCTGGTTGTTGAGCCCGTTCCCGTCGATGTGGTCGGGCTCGCGCGGGTCATCGTCGCCGAGTCCGGCTACCAGTCGGTGCATGCGGACGACCTTGCGCTTGCCGTCGGCATCGTACGGCCCATAGGCGACAGCGTACAGAATGCCAGAGCGATTCACCTTCAGGTGCCAACAGTAGCCCCGAACCAGTGAGGCATCGTCGTCCGAGACGAGCGCCCACCCAACGACCGCCTTCCTCCGCTTCCGCGCGTGGCCGTGGTAGATCGGCACCTGCGTCATCAGTAGCGATCTACGAATGTCATGGTGCCGGGTAAGAGCTTGCACTTCGCGCTGTCCATTGATCCCCATCGGTTCTTTTCCCACGCGACCTCCATGTCTGTCAGGTCGCCGCCCATCTCTTCGCGGGCGTCGTCACTCATGTGCTTCGCCGGACTGTAGAGGAAGCCTACGAAGTCTGCTGCCGCGGCGATCTGTCCCGAGCCGCGCAGGTCGGCGAGGCGTGGCCTGGGTGAGTCGCCGGAGCTGCCGCGCCCCACCTTGATCGAGTGGGCGAGAACGAGGACGGCGACGTTCAGGTCTTTGGCGATGTTCTCGGAGATGAAGCGGACCTTGGCCTCGTCCTCCTGTAGTGGGTTGTTGTACTTGCGGTCGGTGTCCACCATGCGGAAGTGGTCGAGCACGACGAAGCCGACGTGATGGCGGCGAATGGCCTCGGCGATCAGCGCTCGCATCTGTGACAGGCGGAAGTTCGACGCGAAGTTCCACACGACAGGCAGGTTCTCCCGGTTCTTCCACTCTGTCAAGACTCGGTGATACTCCGCCTTTGACACATTGCCTTCGCGCAGCCTGACACCGTCGATGCCGGTGAGCGACTGGACTACGCGCTGGGTTGAGCCGTACAGGCCCATCTCCAGTGAGAGGACGAGAGTGCCGACGCGCAGCTCGGGCGGGCGTTTCATCTGCTTGGCTACGAAGCCCATCAGCGCCGTCCAAGCCAACGCCGACTTGCCGACGCCCGCTTCGCCGGCCAGGAAGCACACCTCGCCGGGGCCGATACCCGCGGTGTAGTCGTCGATGCACTTCAGGCTGGTGTAGACGCCGATCTCGATGCCCTGCTCACGGGCGGCGATGATGCGCTGGAGGTGGCGGGCATACTCACGCCCGGTGTCCATCCACCCGAGCAGCTCCGAGCGCTTGACGTGACCGCTGGTGATCTGGAGCGCGGCGGTGGACATGACGTCGCCGACCTCTTCGGGTGACTGGGTGCCTTCCTGAATCGCGGCGAGGGCGTCGGTGCACACCGCCATGAGCTGCCTGGCGGTCGAGAGCTTCTTGACGATCGCGACGTGCTCCAAGATCTCGCCGGGGACGAGACCGCGAATGACGCGGTCGACCAACTCCTGCGCCGCGGACGACGGGTCGGCGAGCTGCCAGTACCGCGTGAGTTCTTCTCTGCACGCCTCGCCGACGACGAGCGGGTCGACGGCCCTCTGGGCGTAGTACGACTCGACGCAAGTTGAGTAGAGAAGCCTCGTGTCGGGCATCGAGAAGTCCTTGGCTTCGAGTTGGGCGCCGACGAGTTCGCCGATGACGGCGGGAGTGCGGAGCATCGAGGCGAGCACCGACCATTCGGCGGCGGCGTTGACGGGCATCGCCATGAGGGAGGTGCCTGTCATGACTGCTCCTCCCGGCGCTTCGACCATGCCCTGCGTTGCACCTCGCGGCCTACCTCCGTGGCGACCTTGGCGACGGGGCCTGTGCAGTCGGCGTGGCGAAAGTGGTTCTCGGGGAGCGGCTCGATCTCGTCGCCCGGCGCGATCGTGGCGGTGCAGACGACGCAGCGGGAGAAGCGCTTAGCGACCATGCCGCGCCTGCTCCCTGGAGATCGCGGTCGCCAGCGCTCGACGGCGGCCCTGCTCCCACTCTTCGGGCTCGATGCAGCCGGGGTCGCCGCGGAGTGCGTAGTCGAGCGCGGAAAGGAAGCCACCCGCGTCCCGTAGCTCTCCGGTGTCCTCGTCGACCCAGGCGGCCTCCACGACCTCGGCGATATCGGCGAGCCTCAGCTTCCACTCCTCGGCGTCCTCCTCGAAGATCGGCCATGCGGCGTGGAGGGTCTCGCGGACCTGGCAGGTGGTGCAGCCACAGAACGGAGCGCTGGCCGGGGAGTCGACTTCGGCCTCGCCGAGACAGTCCGCCTCGCACATCGCCTCCTCACAGGCCGCCAGGTGCGCTTCTGCTGCCGCCTGCGCCCTTTGGCCGACGTCTTCGGGCTCGGGGCTCATCCGCACCGCTTCCAGCCGGAGACGCGAGGGCGTGTCGGGCCGAGCGCGGTCTCCAAGATCGGCTCGATGCCGACCTTCTCTCGGAGCATCGTCTCGGCCGAGAGGTCTCGGCGTCCCGTCTTGTACGCGGCGCTCGCTGATCTCATCTCGTTGCGAATGTAACCGTGGGTGTCGGACGGCATGTGTGCGATCAACGCTCCGACTGACGTCGGCTCGTTGGAACTCCCGGCTTGTGCGGCCATTTTGTCGATGCGCTCGTCGGGACTCTCGCTCGGCAGGCCCAGGGCGTACTTGATGTCGAGGTACTCCTGCATGCGATCGTTCTTCCCGTTGTGATGCGGCGAGACGGCGAGCCAGTCGATCGCTCGCTTGCAGACCTCGATGTCCCTGACCTTGAGGGCGGCGGCGCAGCAGCGGCGGCGCTTGGCATCAAGGGGACGACGCTCGGCGCCTTTGACTTTCGACTGGTAGTGCGCGTACAGCTCGACCACCGCGTCGGGCATAAGGGTCGTCTGCTCGCCGGGCTTGGAGGGGTGGGGGGTGGTGTCTTTGACGTTCGCTGTCTCTCCAACAGCAACTACCTCCCCCATAGTCCCCCACGTTTCGTCGTCGATTTCTACGCTAATAGCGGAAATGCGACCGACAACAGTTCCGTCACGTTTGAGCAACTCTCCATGCTCGTTGAGTGTCAGTCGATGCTTTGTCATGACAGTGTCACACTACACTCCGAGGGAGCGGGCGCGGTTCGTTCAATTCGACGACTTTGCGGGAACGACAAGAGACCCAGACACGGTCTCTGTCTGGTGGTCTCGAATCAACTGAAGTTGAGGCGGAACGGGGTCGCCCTTCCCCGGCTTCGGGACGATCTCCTCGAACCGGGTCATTGACAGTGTGATGATCTGCCAGAACTCTTCGCCCATCATCTCGTAGAGTGCACGTAGCCCGTCGGCACTCAACTCCTTAGACCTACGCTCGCGAACTGCCCACCCTAAACGCTCGCGCTCCTCGATCGGCATGTCTTCGAGAACGCGCTTCAACTCCTTCTCGACCACCTCGATGTGTTTGCGCACCTCGATGAGCTTCGGCAACTCGTCGGAGATCAGGCGCTCGAACTCCTCCAGGTCCTCGATGAACACCGCCTTGACCTTCCTCCCCTCCCTGGTGAGTGGCGCAGAGATCGCCAGCTCCGCCCGTGCCGCCTTGGTGGCGCGGTAGGTTTCTCTGCAAGTTGTCACCATCGGGCACCAGCGACACCACTCGTTGCGCTTGGGGGCGTACGTTTGGTCGGCGATGATCGCCTTGACTTGGGAGATCAGCCAGTCCTTTGCCTCGGCGCGCTGCTCGGGACTCTTGGAAGTCTGCTCGACGCCGAAGCGCAGTTGGTCATAGCGCTGTATCAGATGTCGACACTCGGGGTAATACTCGTGGACGCCGAAGTTGTATAGCCATTGCTGAAGATCGCTGTGCACCTCGGCCGGTGTCTTGCGGTGCTTCGAGGACTTGTAGTCCACCGAGACGAACACGTCGGGGGCGGCGATCAGCCTGTAGAGTGCGTCGATCTTGAAACGAAAGAACACCTGCCGGTCTCCGTACATGAATAGCGGCACGCGCATGTCGGCCTCGGACGCGATGAGTTGCACGCCGAGCAGCCGGCGGCGCTCGAAGATGGCGAGGTCTTCACGCATCAGCGCGGCGTCCTCAATGGTAAGCCACGCTCCGTACTCGCTCATCGCCGCCTCAATCGCCGCGTCGTGGGAGAGCCCCTCCTTGTCGACTAGATGTATAGCGTGGTGAATCGCCGAGCCACGTACGTTTGTCCAGTTGCGCGACTCGGGGGGCTCGTCCTTCTCATCGGGCGCGACCTGTATGTGCGGCGGCAGTGTCACGTGGCGTCGCATACCGTAAGCGAACCTGGCGGGGCAGTCGCGCCACTGGAGCACATCGCTGATTCCGATCGACCAGTCGAAGAGATCAAGGTCCATTGCGCGCGTCCTCCGAGTTCACATCGACCCCCCGCTAGCGATCAGTGCCGTCTCTAGCTTCATCAGCGCCGAGTCGAGCGGGGAGACGCTCCGACCGTCGGGCAACTCGGGCACCAGCTCCCCACTGTTGAAGATTTCGCGGGAGAAGGCGGAGGCGAAGTGCAGGGCTCTTAGCTCATAGGCGTCGAGGTCAACGAACACGAGGCTTCCCCCTCGGTGGCTTCCTCTCGCGGCCCAGCTCGGCGAGCATGGCCTGGACGTCCAACTCTTCACGCCCCTTGGGTGTCAACTTGAGTTCGCCGGTAGCGTCGCGCTCGACGAGCCCGCGAGCCTTCATCACGGCGATGATGAGTACCCGGTTCACTGTTGGCTCCCTTCGAGCCCGCGGCCCGCCCGCCAGTCGGGCGTCGAGTACCCCTCCCGCGGCCTGACCTTCCGGTCGGCGGGTTGCCAAGACTTCCCCACGAGCCTCCCTTGCCGGGCCAGCCGTCGCAGTGTGAGCCACAGGTACTTCTCGTTCCAGCGGTCAGGCTCGCGCTCCATCATCTCCCACACGCTCACCCGGCCGCCCTGCTCGCGCACGGCGGCCATGACCAGCGTCTCCTCGTACTTGAGCAGCTCGGGGTTCTGCCCGTACTTCAGCTTGCGGCTGGTGCGGAGGTTGCGTGGCAGCTTCCACCGCTTGCGCCTCTTGCGCTTCGCTGGTGGGACGAGAGTCAGGTGACGCTCGGCGGGCTCCTCGGGGCGGAGCTTGAGTCGCTTCATGGCCGGCTCAGGCACGGCTGGTAGTCGTGAGGCAACTGCCTGCGTCGTGTCACTCCGCGGCGCAGAGCCACGCGCGTGCCGAGGACGGCGACGTCGGCGCGGAACGCCTCGGTGGCCGTGTCCTGGCCGCGGCTGGGGTAGCGCCGCGCCTTGCTGACAGCGAGGAGGAACGGCCCGGCCGACCTGTAGCCGAAGAGGTTGTTGCAGATGCGCTCGGGCGAGAGGTCGGTCGTCTCGTAGATCACGACGATGACCTTGTGCCGGGAGTGCACGAGGTCCCACGTCCCCCTGCCGCCGAAGCTACTTGCCAGGTGGTCGATCTCCTGCGCGAACATCAGGGCGCCCTCCTCGATCGCCACCCGCGCGACACCGAGCTGGTCCTCGTCGGTTAGCGGCGGGAGGGCGACGACGACGGTTTTGTGCGGCCTCACATCTAACAGGCTAACTGAAGTTGGCTCGCAACGCCTGATCGCCTCCGCGTCGAACGTCAGCTCGTCTTCGACCCGCCGGTCGTTCTCGTTCACCCACTGCTGAGTGAGGAAGAGGTCCTCGCCGAGAGTTCGCACGATGATCTTGACGATCTTCACGCGCTCAAGGACGATCGCTGCGGGCGGCTTGCCTACGTAGTCGATCGCGCACACCTCCATGTCGAGCCAGGTGCCGTCGCGCAGGTGTTCGCCGAGGACGCGCAGGTTCACGGGGTCGAAGGGGCCGTCAGTCAAGGCGCACCCACAGTCGACCGTCGCGCGCGTAGGCGATCTCGCCGACGATGACGAGGTGCGTCTTGGCGGTGATGGTGATGCCGGCCGCTTTGACCTGCGCGTCGGTGAGGGTGTCAGGCGATGTCGTAGACATATTGTCCGGCCTCCTCCTCTACCTGGAGGGCGATGGGCGCTCCGAAGCTGGGAGGTGTGGCGGAGTTGCTTCCGGCCAGGACTGCCTGGAGGGCGGCGAGGGCGGCGTCGAGGGCGGCGCCGGCACTTGCCGGGTCGGTCGCCTGCACTTGGAGCTGGGCCTGGACTGTGTAGTTGACGACCTGTAGAGCCATGTTCACTCCTCGGGGTAGGTTGCTTCGAGTTTGATGACCAGTTCCACCTTGGACAAGGTCGAGCCCCACGTCTCGGGTGTCACAAGTACGAATGGGGTGTCGATGCTCAGCTCGTCGCCCGTGTCGTCGGGCAAGTAGTTACCGGAGACCAGGGCGTCGGCAAGTGGCTTTATCACGCCATGAAAATAATTATGCCAGTCGCGATGGTTCCTCGTCTTCCAGCGAACTTCAATCGAGACGTTGCAGTGAGTCATGCCCCGCTTGACCTTCGATACCATCATCTCGGCGAGGAACCTCTGCTGCCACTCCTTCTTTTCTCGGTGGGCGATGAGTCGGTTGGCGGACTGCCGGTTCGAGCTGCGCGGCATCTCGCGCAGGGTGAGCACGTAGGTGCGCGTCATGGCAGCCGCTCGATCTCATCGTCGGCCGCGCACACGATCGCGATGGTGCTGGGACGCTCGCCCTTTGTCCAGAGCGTCCAGCGGTCGTCGTCGTCCACGGCCACGCTCACGTCGTTGACGCACACGGTCTGGCCCGCAAGCTCATGCGTAGACGGCACGATGATCTCGTCGCCGCGCCGCAGGTCGGCCGGGCGTGTCACCCCGCCACCCACCACATAATCGAGTACTCCCACTGCGCCATGCGATAGAGGCCCACCGTCCTCTCGACGCCGGACGTTGTGCCCTTACGCTTGAAGTACAGTCGGCCGATAGGCCAGAGCCTGAGGTCCCAGCCGTACGACTGAATCTCCACGTCGAAGGCCCGGCGCAGCAGTCGCTTCATGCGCCGAGTCCCTTCGCCTCGGTCACGTGCTGGACGACGATGCGGACCTGACCCCCGTACGCCCTGAGGTTCACGAGCAGGAGTTCGCGCGCCTCGTCGTGCGATTCGCAGCTCGCCATCACCACCCAGCTCGTCGTCAGGTCGCTACGCCACTCGACGCGGTAGGGCTCCAGCTTCAGGGGGTCGCCGTGAATCATCGGTAGCCCTTCGTCCCCATGCCCTCTTCCTTGTCGGGTGGCGCCAGCACCCTGACGGCGGCGTCGATGTCGTGCGCCTCGAAGTGGTCGCCTTGAATGTAAGCCAGGACGGCGCCGGCCTGTTCCGTGGAGAGGACGAAGGCGTCGGCGTCGGCGTACTTGCGCTCGATGCAGAAGCCGGGGCCGTGCGCTTGGTTGCGGCCGTGCTCGCCGTACGGGCGCAGGCACCGTGGGCAGACGCGCGGCGGCCAGGAGTTGCGGTACTCCATGCAGTTGACGATCGCCTTGGCCTGACGCTCGAAGTAGACGAGTGTCTCTTCGCTCGGGTGCTCCATCTCCCGCTTGCGGTAGGCGTTCAGCAGCCGGTTGTAGAGCGGCTGGACGATCAGCCAGCCTGTCAGGTAGGCGGCGACGGTCTTAGTGAAGGTCATCGCGGGGGGCCTCGCCATTCGACGGGGGTGGCGATGCCTCGTAGGCCCAGCACCTTCGCGACCTTGGTGATGCGCTCATGGTTCTGCTCGACTATCGCGTCACGCTGAACCCCGGTGTCGTCCTCCTGTCCCGGCTGGCCGCCGATGGTATACGGCGCGAGAATGATCTCGCGGACCTTGGCAAGTTTATCGCGATCGGAGTGCTCCTCGCCGAGCCCGTCGAGCAGCCGGTCGGCTACCTCTTGCGCCCACTCGCCGATGTGCGCGCACTCGGGCTCGTAGACCACCCCCTCGCCCGTCTCGGCATGTCGGCCGCCGTGTGTGTGGGCCTTGCAGACGACGCGGACGTGCTCCTCGATCTTGCCGGTGGGTATTTCATCGCGGGCCAGGCGGAAGATGAACGCTGCCAATCTCTCACTGCGCATTACGCCTCCACTCCAGTTAGCGGCTTGGCGGCTTGGACGAGCCGCTCCAGTTTCGCGACGACGCCCGTGAGCTGGTCGGCGGGAATGTCGTTGAGCCCGCCCCAGCCCTCGTTCGTCGAGCGCTCCTGCCACCAGGGGCTCCATTCGGCGGAGGCGGTGGTCCCCTGCATGCGGGCGTGGAGGGCTACGGCCCGCCTGCGCAGCGCCGTGAGCGCCTCGGCGGGGTCGGTCGGCACCTCCACCACCCCTGCGGGAATGTCGGTGTCAGGGAGCTGCGCAGCGGCGGGGCCGGCCTCGGGCTGGGAGGTGTACTCCTGCATGTCGTCGGCGGAGGCGAAGCCGGTGCCGGCGACCAAGATGCCGGCGGCGGCGAGGGCTCTCCCGATGGCGCCGGTCATCACCTTCATTATTCCGTTGGCGTCGCTGCCGGCGGAGCCTTGCTTGACGCCAACGCCTTCGAGCACCGGCATCGGCTCAGAGCCGGCGACCCGTGACCCGTAGGACTGGGGCTCGAACATTTGCGCGACCATCGTGCAGCACAGGAACCGGGCCGGCGCGAGTTCTGAGGGAATGACGTGGAACCAGAAGCCCTCGGGCATGTTGGCGTTGAAGTAGGGTGAGTTCACCTGGGCGTTGCGCGGCACCTGTGCGGCGCCGATGCGCGGTATCAGTCCGCGGGACTCGGCGAGCCGGCGGAAGTAGGCGACGCGGGTGGCGATCTGAATGTACGGGGTGAACACCATCTCGTGACGTTCGATCGTGCCGCGCTCGGTTGCGTACTTCACTTTCTCGGACTGGGGTATGATGACAACCCCGCCGACGTAGTGTCCGTGCTCCATGCCTTCGTCCATCGGCACGGTCTTGAACCATTCGGCGACCTGCTCGGAGGTCGGCTTGTGGTGGCGCCAGCGTGCGCCTTCCTGCGCGGGGGCGTCCGGTATCGGCGGGAATGGGCTCTCTTGCGGCATCTTCTCGTGACCTCCTGGCTGTGTAGCACCAGGCTACAGATACCTTCGGACGGAACCCGTGTTCGTTCTCGCGTGCTGCGGGAATCATCTGCCTCGGCTTGGCCTGAAGCCCGTCAGGTGCGGGCCGGCGACGATCGAACCCACGGCAGCGGGCGGCGGTGGTGGCGGTGCGGCCTCGCTGTGCCGCCATTCGCTCGCCACGACGTCGTGGCCGGAGAGCGAGTCGCCGACGATATAGCCGAAGGGGTAGAGCGTGCGTGCCGCCAGCGCGGCCATCAACGCCGGAGCCACGGTCGCGGTAAAGGTGTTGACGCCCAGCGAAGCCACATAGGACCCGTCCGCTGCCAGTGACACGGCGAGGGTAATGTCGCCCGTGGGCCATGTCATCGCCGTGGTTCCGCTTACCAGATCGCCGGTGTCGGCCTGATCGTTGACGTTCGCTATGAAGCTACCGCTCGCAAAGCCCACGTCTATTCCGTTCAATATGTCGGGAGTTGCGACGCCCACGGCGATCAGGGTTGGCGCCAATGGCATCGCCAACACGTCCATCTCGCAGCTAAACGGCACCGTTAGCACCGAACGCTCGTCCAACCATCGTACGTAACTGGTTCCCAGGACCGTCATGGCGTGCGGCACGACAGATGCGGGCGGCGGGGAACCCAAATCGAGCGTGTAGTCGCCGCTCGTGAAGCGGTCAGTACTGAAGTTGTCGATGTAGGTCATAGGTAACCCGTCAGGTGCGGGCCGGCGACGATCAAACCCGACGCTACGGGTGGTGGTGGCGGTGGTGGGGGCGGCGGAGGCGTGGTCCCGCTCAGGTCGTAGGCCCACGGCGAAAAGGAGGGCTCGTCGACCAGGCTCGGGCAGCCAACGCCACCCGCCGCGAACAACTCGACGGCCTGCCATGCCGTCACCATCGCGGGCGGCACGGTGCTCGTGACGAGGACAGTACCACCGAAGGTGAGTGTCGCTACGCCTGAACTGGCGTCGAACTCTAGGTGCATAATGGCGGGCGTTGAGCCGGTCGTGGAGTCCAACCCGACCGGGGGCGAGTAGGGGGAGGTGTCTGTGAAGTTGTCCGCCGGGTCGGTGGAGGACATCGCCACGATATTCGCGTCACCACCGTCCGTGAGCCAGCCATAGATGCCGTCCGTCAAGCCCGGCGCCACCACCCCGACGAACATGTCGGCCTGCATGGTGGGGGTTACGATCGCCTGCAAGATGGTCAGGTCCACGGTCGCCGCCGTCAGTGCCGTGACTCCAGCCGCCTCATCCAGCCACAGCGTCGTGATTCCACCACTGGGCCGGTACACGGAGCTGATTAGGCCGGGTGCCCACCCGTAGGTCGTCCCGATACTGCCTACGAACAGGGAGTACCGCGAGGCAAGTGTGTCGGTGGAGAAGTCGTCCGTCCGGGTCGGCATCAGTCGAGCCGGTAGCCGAACAGCGTGAAGTTGACATCGCCGCCTGCGGGCGAGCTTACGTTGGCCGCTATGTCGTGCGCCAGCGTCCCCTCCTGCATGATCGCGACGACAGTGGGCGTCAGGCTGACCGTTCCCGCCCCGGCGAACGTCAGCTCGCAGTAGCAGCCGTTCTGCGCGGCGACGTCCGGGTCGGCCGACGCGCCTCGGGCGACGTCGGCGAGGGCGAGGGCGGCCGTCGGGTAGATTCTCACCCGGCACGCCGCATCTACAGTCACGGCGTAAATGGTCATGCCGAACCCGACCATGTTCAACGCCTCGGCAGTCTCCGTCGCCGCCACCAGCGCGGTCACGGCCGTCGCCGCCGTCTGCCGCTGAAGGCTCGGGGGACGCCAGGCGGTGAGCCCCAGGTCATACGTCCAGAGGACATGCGTGTCAAGCGTCTGGCACACGTCGCCGTCGCGCAGGTCGAGCGTCGGCAAGCTCGCGAAGTCCGCCACCGCGTAACGCCACGGCAGCCGCTCCCAGCCGGTGCCGTCCCACGTATACATGAGCGCGGTGTCAAGCGCCACGCGAACGTCGCCGGTCGTGTTGCCCGTCAACGCGATCAGCGCCGCATAGGTAAGCTGCGTGCGCTTCCACGTCCAGAAGAGAATGTCCGTGTCCGGGTCGATCTGATCGGCGCCGGGGTAGCTCGTGGAGATCGGCGGCGGCGCCCCCCCAGTGAACGTGAGCGCCGTGAACGTCTTGGTGGTCCCCAGGTCCGAAGCGGGGTACGGACCGCCGATCAGGCACGGCGCCGTGAAGCTGCCGTTCTGCGACACGTAGACGTTGAAGTCCGTCGTGCCCGAGGGCTGCCCCGTGGGCACCTCAACGGTCAGCGTGTTCGTTCCCTTGGTGGTGCTCTGAAGCAGCGGCGCCACCGAGCAGTCGCCCGCCACCCCGTTGTCGCTGAAGGTGTCGCCAGTCCCGGTGCCAATCAGGTACCACGGGCCGCCGTTGCGCTTACGCCACAGACGCCAGCTCGCCGTCAGCGACCCGCCCGACGATGCCGCCAGGACGGCAGCCAGGCCGCTTATGCCGATCGTCGCGTTCGGGTGCCCCCCCGGCAGCAGGACCTGTGCGCTCGGACCGATCGTCGTTTCCCCGCCGGCACCATCGGCCACGCTCATCGCATAGCCATAGCTGCCCTTCTGCAACGCCCCCGTCGAGAAGGTGGGCGCCAGCGTGGGCGCCCCGGCGGGCGTCAGGAAGCCGGGGGCCATGACGATGTTCTGCACGGCCACCGGCAGCGTCTCCCCGCCGTCCGCGTCGAGCAGCGTGTAGGTGAGGTAGAGCCGAAGTCCCGCAGCGATCGACCCGCCGGAGCTGGCCGTCCCCAGCACCGCCGCAAGGGTTGGGTCCACCAAGGCGGCGTGAGCGTCGTGGCGGTGAAGCACCGCGCCGATCTGGCCGAGCCGGTCGGCTACCTGCGGGTCGCGCTTCTGGAAGGCGTACCCGTCGGAGGACAGCGGGTCACCGGGGCCTAGCACCTCATAGCCGGCGAAGGGCGTTCGTATGGGGGTCATGTTGTCGGCGCTCCTGGGTAGGTGGCGTAGCCTTGAAAGGTCAGGTGCGCCAGGGCGGCGAAGGGGACCTGATCGGCGGACCCGGCGGCCGGCGCCTGCACGGCGAACCTGATCGCAGCGCCAACGAACCAGCTCTGCGGGTTCGTTGTCCAGCCCATCACGTGCGCGGTGATGACAACGAGCTGGGACGTGGGGGCGGTGAACTCGATGCCCGGCGTGAACTGCGGCGTGAGGAAGGGAAGCGCCCTCTGCGCCGGGGCGGCGATGAACGGGAGTTGCCACGTGACGTTCTTGTCGATGATCGACGGGGCGAGCGCCGCGACGCCCGTCAGCGGCACCCTGACCTGCTGGTCGTACTCGCCGGTCGAGGCCGAGCCCGCCTGGGCGCGGGCCGCCGTTGCCTTGGCCACGCCGATCGTGAGCGCCGCGAGCGATGCCTGTAGCTGTCCCGCCGGGGGGCGTCCGCTGGTCATGAGTTCCAGTAGTACGACCAAGGCCGGTCGCCGTACGATGGGACTGTCATGTCGTCGATCGTGAGGTTGTCGAGGTTGTAGGTGGACGGCGGCGCCGGGAGGGTGTGGCCCGGCCCTTGCTGAATCACATACTTGGTGTAGTAGAGGCCGTAGTCGGCGCGAATCGCATCGAAGTCCGACATGTCGACATAGCTGCCACCGATCACCATCTCCCAGGAGCCCTGCGGACCCATCTTGTGCGTGCTCTGCACGGACGCCACCCACATGCGCGAGTTGAGCGCGGTCCCCATGTCGATGAGGCTCACCTGATCGTTGAGGTCGATGTCGGGCCTACCGGGAATCTGGAATTGGCCCGTACACATGGCGAGGGCGTACTGAATCGCCGCGAGAACGCAGGCGAAGGCGCACTCCTCGTTTGAGTTGAGCCCGATCGCCACGCCCACCCCTACGGACTGAAGGAAGTTGCGGCGTATGCCGGCCGTGCGCTGCGGCGTGGTCAGGTCGCCGACGATCTGAGCGGCGCGCTGCGACGACCACGGTGGGTAGTACACGGCCTGGAAGCACGCCACGAGGTCCTCGTCGAATGTCGCCCCATCGGGTGTCGGGTTGCCGCGGTAGCGAATCTCGTCCGGCAGGCTCGCCAGGTTCCACTCGACCTGTGCGGTCTCCAGTAGGTCCTCGTGCGTCACCTCGACCATGTCCGGCGGCGGCGCGTTGAGGGCGCGCTGGTAGTTGAAGTGCGGCACGCCGATGCTTCTGTCGTCGGCCGTTGGTGCTCCCATGACGAACGTGAAGTTGCCCTGGTCGAGTATCTGGCTCATCACGTCCTGGAAGAACTTGTCCTCCCCGAACTGGAGCGGCTGATACAGCGACCAGCCGAACGGTTCGACGTCCCATTCGGGGAAGCCCGCCCAGATCAGCAGCATGACCACAACGTCCGAGGCGTCCTCGACCAGCACCCAATGGTACGGGTTGACCCCGGTCCCACCGAAGGGGTTGCCCTCCACCCCACTTCCATTCGGGTCGTACACGGGCGCCGCCGCATCGTCGGCTCCGCCGTGGCCGTACACGAGCGCCGCGAAGGTATACAGGCCGGCGTAGAAGCCCGCGTCGAGGGGTTGTCCGGGGTTCGGGTTGAGGTTGAGGTTGGTAATCGTTACCCGTAGGCGTGAACCGAAGGGCAGGTCAAGCCCGTGGCCCAATTCGTAGACGCCGGGCGGGCCGGGGAGCGTCGGGAAGTGGCGGACGTATGGAATGCCGTCAGGTGTGGAACCGAGGCCCAAGTCCACCCATGCGCCGGCCGTCAGGGGGACGGCTCCGTCCATCATCGGCCCCTGCTTCTGCTGGGTTCCGTCGTTCAGGTCCGTCTCCGCCCACGAGAACGGCCAGTCCGCCGGTCCGCCCACGTACACACTGATCCAAGCCTCGAAGCTGCTGACCGCTTCGTAGAGGCCGCTGGCGTCCTTCACGTAGCCGCTGGGGACCGGGGCGAGCAGCAGCTCCTCGGTGTAGCCGTTGAGTTTGAACTGCGCCCACCAGTGGTCGGTGGCGTGGTCGTGCGCTCCGCTGACGAGGTCGTAATGGTTATTGGAAACGGGGACGTCGGAGACCTGGTAGATTGTGCCTTCTCCCACGGCTTCGGTGCTTCCGCCGTCATAGTAAGTCGAGTAAAGCGGCACTTTCTCCTCCCCGAGCGATGCTTTGCGGTCGCCAAAGATCACCGGTGAGACGATCTCGTGGGCGTGGTTATCGCCTACTAGCCGCTGATCGGTGATGGCCACTCCGAAGTCCCTGGCCGTGACAGCGATCTGATCGGGGTGAGACTCCAGGTGGGCGTCCTCGATCAGTCCCGTCCACGTCCTCGCGATAGCATCGCCCGGTGAGCATGACATCATCGTCACACCGTCGATGACCTGGGAGACGGGCGTAGCCAGCGGGACGACCTCGGCACCCGTTCCGTAACCCTCCCACAACTCGACCTGACAGCCTCCGTTCAGCACGTTCGCCCACGGCGACGGGTCCGTCCACACCGCCGGCCGCGACAGGACGGTGACGCCCTGCATCGGAGAGAAGTGGCCGCGCTTGATGACGTGGTAGAGACCGCCGTCGCCCTCCGTGTCCTCGAAGGCGACGTTGTCCATCGTGAACGTCATGGTCGAGGACCCGTTCTGCACGAAGCTCCGCGTCCACTGCGCCTGCTGCACTTCGGGGACCGTCATCCAGTCCGTCGTCGGCGTCCACACCGCCTTCCAGCAGTCATGATTGACGCCCTGGTAGATGAGCGGGGGGACAATCGGCTCGCCCGTGTCGATGCGGTCCGCCGCAAGGTAGCCGCGGGCGAAGTAGCCGAGCCGCACGCGAACGACGAGTGCATGCTGGTTGGCGCCGACCAGCTCGCGCGTCTCCCAGCGATCAGTGAGCGTAGTCATGGGAGCTTCGCGTTCTTGCGCTGATTGCATGGCCCATGCGAGACTTGACAATTCAGGTAACTATGCTCGCCGCCCTTCGAGAGCGGGACGATATGGTCTACGTGCCAACTGGAGTCGCGTTCTACGGGCTCGCCGCAGATGCCGCATAGCCCTCGGTCGATTTCGTAGAGCACGCCACGGTCCACGTGATGCCTAAACAGGCCGGCCTTCCGAGCCCGGTATGCCTGCGTGTTAGCCGTCACGCTATCGCGATTGCGCTTGGCCCACTCGCGAGCGATGCGACGGCGAAGCTCCAGGTTGCGGGCCGTCCAGTCGGCATTTGTCTTGCGCTGCTCCTCGGGCGTCCGTCGCGCTGCGGACGCCCGAGCCGAGATGCGATTCGCCTCACGTCTACATTCGTCACACAACTCGCGCGACCGACCGCCGGCATTGCATTCGTATTCCATGCGGCGCCCACACTGACACGCGAATACACGCCGCTCCATCGTCGTACAGCTCACGGCGTCACACCCGCAGAATACATCGGACCCGAAATGAAGCGGTAACAGTCGAACTCAAATACGAACTGGCAGTAGTACCCGCGTGCCGCGATCATGTCTCCCGGTCCCTTCAGGGCGCCGATCTGCTTACGTCCGCAGGTGGTGATCTGCCCCTCGAACTGCTCGCCGCCCATGTCCGTCAGGTAAATGCTCTGCGTCTTGCAAATCTGATACCACGCGAACAGCGCCTCCTCGTGCGCCAGATGCCACACCAGCGGCTCCCAGTGAATGACATAGTCGCCATCGTCGCCCTGTTGCTTGGTGGCGCCCACGTTACCCGTGTTCGACGTCCGCGTGATCTGACGCTGCTTCTGCGCATACTGATTCGCCGCCGCGAAGTCCGGGTTGACCGGCCACACGTATTCCGACGCATCAGCCGGGTTGAAGAACGAAACTCGGTGCATCATGTCACTCCCGCCGCTCGCAGTTGGGCCGCCAGGGTGCTCGACGTCGCCCGGTCGATAGCGTCGGCCACGGCCGGCACATCGCCACCGTTAGCTACGTACACGTTGATTTGAGTTTGGCTGTGATCGGCGACATTCGGTGCGATCGTGCCCGTCCCCCCCAGCGCGCCAGCGATACGTGAGGCATCGTACACGGTCGGGAGCTTGATGTTACCCGGCGCCAGGTCAAAACCCCCGGTGCCGCTGGTCCCGAGCTGAAGGGTGCGAATCTGCTCCAAAAGCTGCTGCTGCTCCGCCACGTTGCCCGTCTGCCTTAGCAGGCCCTGCAACTGCGTGATCGCCTGCTGCGTGGTGATCTGGCGCATCTGGAGCTGGAAGTTCACCGTCGCCTCGGACTGACTCAGTGAAGCGTCCGCGTACTGGTTCAGCAGGCCGTTCAGCGAGGTCTGGTACTGCACGACCTCGGCGCCCGTGGTCGCACTCGCGAGCTGCCGCCTCGCCGCGCTGATCTGGTCCTGAAGCTGAAGCAGCGGGTCGCGTGTAGTGGACGCCGCCAGGGCGCCATAGTTTCCGATCGCGGCCTCAAGGGCCTGGTGGTACTGGTACTGGGCGTTCGCGAGCGTCGTCGCTGCCGCCACCTGCTCGTCGATGCCCTTGGAGTTGGCCAGTGTCACCTGGGCGACCTGAATGGCCACGGCCGCGGCGGCGACAGGGTCACCCTGGTCCACCGCCTCCACCAGTCCCCCGTAGGCGCCGATGCTCTGAAGGGTGGCCTGGTGAAGCTGTACCTGCGCGGCGGCGACCTGCTGCGCGGCGGCGATCTTCTCGTCCGGCCCCTTGGCGATGCCCGCGTCATGATGAGCGGCGGCGAGAGCGATCTGCGCCTGCGCGACGGCGTTGCCCGTCGCCCCCGTCTCCCCGAGCTGAGCCAGCGCCTGCGTGCGGCTGATCTCGGCCTGGCGAAGCTGCGTGTTGGCGGTCGCGAGTTGAGTCTCGGCGGCGATCTGCTCGTCGACACCGCGCGCCGCCGCCAACGTCTTCTCGGCCGTCTGCACGGCGATCTGCGCCTGCGCCACCTGATTGCCGCCGGCCCGCGCCTGCCCCAACTGACCCTGCGCCGCGATGTACTGTAGGTCCGCCTGGTGCGCCTGCACAGCGGCCTGCGCCTGCGCCTCCAAGGCGGCGGCGCGAACGTCTGGTCCCCTGGCCTGCGACACGTCATAGGACGCCGCCTGTCCAGCGATGGACGCCTGCCTGCGCGCGTTGCCCGTAGCTTCGATCTGGGAGGTCTGGAAGCCGACGTCGGCTCGCGCCACGAGTGCCAGGTGGTATTGCGTGTTCGCCGCCGCAAGGTCCTTCTCGGCCACGAGCTGCTCGCCGATGTTACGGGCTGCCGCAAGTTCGGCCCTAGCCGTATTCTGGGCCGACTGGGCGATGGCGACGCTATTTCCCGCGTCGAGTGCCTGCGCCAGGTCTCCTTGCTCCTTGACGCGGGAGAGGCGGGCGTCGTGGGCGGCGTTCAGGCCCGTCTGTATCTGGGTCTGCGCGGCGAGGCGCTCCGGTGTGCTGCGCGCGGCGCCGAGGTCCTGCTGGCCTTGTGTGACCTGCGCCTGCGCTGCCGCCAGCGCGTCGTTGGGGTGTTGGGCGACGGTGAGCTGCTCGCGGGCGGAGAACAGTGAGGTGTTGTACTGGTAGTTGGCGTCTGACACTGCCAGGTAGGCGGTGTTCCTGGCGGCCAGCGCGGCCGTGATGTCGGCCGGGTCGAAGGCGTTGGCGTTGGCCCTGACATAGTCGTAGTACTTCGTCGCGTTGGTGAGCGCCTGCCTGGCCTGCTGTACGGGCGTGAAGCTCGGTATGGTGCTGGAGGCCAGCGTGCCCTTGGACTGAAGTTCGGTGGCGCCCTGCTGCGCTTGCGCCACCTGAGCGTTCAGTACTGCCGCCTGGTCGGCCGCGAGCAGCTTCTGCTGGTCGGCCGGTGACTGTGCCTGGAACGCTGGGGAGGTGGTGGTGCTGGCGAGCTGGGCTCGCGCGCCGGCCAGGGTGGCGGCGTCGGCGAGGACCTTGTTGCCGCCGGCCTGCGCGATGGCGAGACTGGAGGTGTTGGTAAGCGACTGGGAGACCGCCTGATAGGTGGTGGCGGCGTTGGCCTGCTCGGCCTCGGTGCTCGCCTGCTTGGCCTGCTGTGCGGCGCCGGAGGCGAGCCTGAGCGTCTGCTGGTAGCCCGCGAGGTCGGACTTCAGCTTGGCGATGTTTTGAGGGTTCGTCGCCGTCTTCAGCGCGTTCTGGGTGTCCTCGATGCTCGCCTTTGCGCTGCCGATCGCAGTGTTGAAGTCCGCCTGGTAGTTGGCCTGATCGGCGGCGACCTGATCGGCGAGTGCCTTCTCGTTGCCGGCCGGGCTCGCGGCGGTCGCCGTCTGGTACTTGAACTGCGTGTCGGTCGCCGCGTTCTGCGCGGTCGTCGCCGTGTCGACGATCTGGCCGACGTCATAGGGGTCCGAGGCGAAGGTCGTCGACCCCACGGCAGCGGACACCGCGTCCGACAGCCGGGCGTTGGCGGTCTGTCCCGGCTCGGTCGTCGCCCCCGTCTCCTTGAGGAGCTGCGAGGTCTTGCGCACGGCGGCCTGGACCGAAGCCTGCGCCGTCTGCTGGTCCTGCTGCGACCCCACGTTAGTGAAGGCGCTTGTCAACTGCTCGCCGAACACCTGCTGGTAGTCGTTCACCGCGCCGGGGTTCGCAGCGATGCCGCTGATCTTCGCCTGAATTGAAGTTAGGGCGTTAGCCCTCTCCTTCGCCGCCTGGAGGCCGGGGGAGTCGCCGACACCGAGTACCTGGTTGCCGATGAAGTGCGATGCGCCTCCGACGACGCCGCCGATCACCGCGCCGGCTGCGGTGCCGACGACCGGGAAGATCGAGCCGACGGTGGCTCCGGTCAGCGCGCCGCCCGCGACACCTTCGGCAAGGCCGCCCGCCCCGCCTGTGGTGGCGCCGAGTCCCACTCCCGCGAGCCCTGCGAGCCCGGCCGTCCCGAGCGCGGCGAGGCCCGCGCCGGCCACGCCCGCGGCGGCCCCCGCGCCACCTTCGACGGCGCCCGCTATCGCCCCTCCCGCGGCCTCGGAGCCGCTGAGCGCGTCGGCGGCGAAGCCGGTGAGCTTGGGGGCGAGGAAGCGTCCGGCGGCGACGGCGCCCGCGCCATACTCGACCGCTTTGGTGACCGGGCTCAAGCCGGGGGCGACCGACCCGGCGACGCTCGCGCCGAACGCGAGCCCGAGCGGACCGGCGAACCCGCCCCCCGCTCCGCCGGGAGTTGCCCACAGCGCGCCCTGCGCCCTGCTGACGGCGGTCTCCTTGAACCCGCCAGGGGCGAACAACGGAAGTCGGCCCGTAGCGGCGCCGGGCTCCGAGAACCCTGGGGGGGCCTGGGAGGTGAGGGCGCTGCCCACGACGCCACCCTGCTCGGCCTCGGCGAGTGCGCCCGCGACGGCAAGCTGCTCGGCGGGGCTCGCCGCCTGGAAGTCCGATGCCACCCGGCCGCTCGCGTCCCCGAGCCCGGCCGGCAAGATAACGCCACCCTCGCCGCCCGAGCGGAGCGCCGTCGTCGTCTCCCGCTCCGCCGCCACCACGGGCGCCGCCGATGTCACCGCCGCCGCTCCCGCCGAGCGTGCCAGTGCCGCTTCGGGCGCGGCGCCGATCGTCGTCAGCCTGTCAACCTCCGCCTTCAGGCTCGCCTTCTGCGCGTCGAGCGTCTCCCCCGCTACCGCATACTGCTCGGAGTAGATCAGGTTCAGCTTCTCCTGGGTGGAGAGCTGGTTGCTCGTCAGCACCTCGATGAGCGCCTTCTCGGACACCAGACGCGCCGTCAGGTCGGTGACCTTCACTTCGTCCGCTGCGGCCCTCCTGATCGCCTGCGCCCTCGCGTCCTCGGCGGCGGCGGCCTCCTCCTGAAGTGCCTCCAGCTTCGCGCCGCCCGTGCCGCCGATGATGGCGGTCTCGACGTTCCCCGCGGCGGCCAGTGACGCCGCGGACGCCGCCCGGACATTACCCCGCGAGTCCGCGAGCGTGCCCTGCGCGTTCTCCAGCCGCCGCTCGGTCTCAGGCGTGAAGCGGGTGCGGTAACGTGACACCGTGTCGGAGATGACGTTGCGGCCCTCCAGCCCGAGGTCGCCGACGCCGGGGAGGCGGCCGATGAAGTTACCCGCGGTCAGGCCGAAGCGCGATGCCGCGAGTGCCTGGCCCCCCTTGAACAGCGCGAAGGCGCCGATCATGTCCTTCACCGGACCGGGGACTTCGTTGAGGACACCCGCCACCGCGGAGAACGGCTTGACGGCCACCTCGACGACCTGGGCGAGTAGCCCGAAGGCCGACAGCAGCGTCTCGATCGGCGACAACAGGCCCGAAGACTCAAGCTCCGAGCCGATGTACTCAAGCTCGATGCCGAGATGCTTGAACTTCTCCCCGACGCCGCCGAGGACCTTGTCAAGCTCGGCCTGGGCCGACGGGGGCTTGCCTGCCACCCCCTCCAGCTTCGGCAACTGGTTCAAGTGCTCCAGCAGGGGCAGGAGGAAGCGGTTGCCTCGCTGACCGCCGAGCGCCGTCGCGATGGCACCGACGTCAGTGTAGGAAAGCTCCTTGCCCGGCTTGGGGTTGGTGATCTTCTGCTCGACCTGCCCGATCAGGTTGCCGTACTGCCCGCGTACCGGGTCAAGGCCATAGGAGCGCAAGGTGGCGACCGACTGGGGACGGTAGGCGTAGGTCGCCGCGGACTGAGTGATGGCGGTCGCCAACTGAAGGCCGGGAACGCCCGCGCGCACGCCGATGGCGATCAGCGCTTCGAGCTGGTTCAGGGGTATGCCGGACGCCTCGGCGATCGGCGCCGTCCGCGCCAGCGCGGGGAGGGTCTGTGACACTCTCGCCCCGGCGACGTTCTGAAGCGCGTTCAGCGAATTGACGACATCGACCAACTGCGATCCGTGCGTAAAGCCCTCGGACTGCGCGATGCCCGTGAAGTACTGCTCGGACTGCGCCTGGGGAATCTGGTCAAGGCGCGATGCCAACAGGACGGCGCGAGTGGCCTCCCCGGCGTCGGCGACGTTGTGGAAGACGCGCGCCATAATGCCCATCGCCGACGTCACCTCGGAGATCGGGACGTTCATCTGCTGGGAGATGTCGCGGAAGGTGCCCTCCAGTTGCCCGCGCGTCGACCCTGTCGTGGCTCCCGGTATGAAACGCGAAAGCTGCTGGACGCCTTGCTGGGTTTGGGCGGCGCCCTCGCCGAGCTTCTTGACAGCATCGAACACGCCGTACACCGCCGCCGCCGCGACTACCCAGCCGCCGAACTTGCCGATGGTCGACACCATCTGCGAAGAGAACTCCTTGAGTGTCACGTCACCGCGGGCGAATGCCTGAATGAACTCGGTCGTCAGCGCACCGTTGCGCGTCAGGACCGAAGATGAGCCGGCGTAGGCGGCGACGGACTGGTTGTAGGCGAGGTTCGCCTTGCCCTGGGCGGCGGCCAGCTCGGTGACCGCTGCCCCGGCGCTCTGGGCCTCGGCGCGGTACACGGCGAGCGCGTCGGCGGCCTCACGCTCGGCGACCGCGGCCTGCTGCGCGGCGCGCTGCTCGCGCTCGAAGACGGCGCCCTGCGGGGCGGCGGTCGTGCCGGCCGACTCGACCGTGCCGGTGGCGGGACCGAGATGGGTCGTCGGGCGTCCCGGCCCGAGCTGCCTGGGCGCGGCGCTCGTCGCGCCCACCGCGGCGCCGGCCTCGCCCACCCGCCGTGCCTGGGTGCGCGTGGACGCCGCGCTGATCGCCGCGGCATCGCGCTGCTGGGCGGCGGCCAGCTCGGCCTCGGCCTGAACCTGCTTCTCGGCGGCGGCCAGCGCCGCCTTCTGCGCCTGGAGGTTCGCCTGGGCGGCCTGCGTCTCGACCTTGGCCGCCTGGGCCGCCTGCGCGGACGCCTCGCGGGCTCCGAGGAGCCCAGCCTGCTCCCCAGTGCTCTTGCCGCTCCCCGGCCGTACCGAGGCCGTGTAGGCGGCAGCGTCGGCCTTCGCCCTGGCCTCGGCGGCGGCCTGACCCTGGAGGGCGCTCTCGTAGCGCGCCGGAGCCTCGTTCGGGTACGCGCTATGCGGAGCCTCCCGAGCAACCGGAGCGGCGCTGTAAGCCTGGCGCTCGACCGTTCTGGCCCGCTCGACGATCGGCGCGCTCGCGCCCGACACGGCCAGGCGCTCGGCGCCCCCAACCGCCGTGCCATGCCCGACCCTGCTCGTTGCATCGGCCGCGGCGAGCTGCGCGGCGACGTTCGCCTCCCACGCCTTCGTGTTGGCGAGCACCGCATCGGTCTCAAGCCGCATGACGCCCGACGCGCGCTCGACCGATTGCGCCAGCGCGTTCGTCTGCTCGACCGCGCGGCCGACCTGGACGCTGTAGTCCAAGATCGCCGTGCTCGTACGCTCGGTCGAGCCCTTCAGGCGAACGTCCTCCTCCTCGACCTTCTTCTCGGCGTCATACAGCTCGCCGAGCTGCTCCAGCGATCGGAGGTACTCGTCTGAGGACCCGTAGCCTAAGCCCACGTCATCACCCCGGCCTCTTGCTGCCGGCGAACATCTTGTCGAGCAGCTCGTTGCGCGCCATGTCCGAGTAGTTCGCGTTGTCCTTCGTGCCGTTCTTGCGGTTGAACTTCACCTCGCGCCACCACGCCTCCATCTTCTCCCCGTCCTCCCAGATCGAGCGCGGCGGACGCTCGTTCTCCGGCAGCGCGGAGAACGAGTTGTAGAACATCGCCATGCGAATCGCCTCGATGACCGTGTAGGGCGCGTCGTACAGCGACGTCAGGCCGGGCGGAAGCAGGGACGACACGTCCCCGGCGTCCTGCGCAACGCGCACGAGGCCGAGCCACGCATCGTCCACCATCAGTTTCCCGCAGCTTCACCACGGCCCTTCGTCCTGGTTTCGAGCGAACGGAAGTTATCTGCTAATGCCTCGATGACCTCGGGGGGCGAGCCCTTCAGCGCCTCGGGGGTGGCGAACACCCGCTTGGTCGGGAACGGGTCGTCCGCGTCGGGAACGCGCGCGCAGGTGTAGTAGGCCCAGGTGTAGTAGATGTGTGTGAAGGACTCGGAGGAGAGGCCGTCGATCTGGAAGCGGCGCTCGATCTCCAGCACCGCGTCGCGGGGCTCGTGGCGGAGCACTGTCACCTCGCGCTCGTGACGGGCGAGGCAGAGCACCTCGAACTCCTCGCGGTAGTCCTCCATGTCCTTCTCCAGGCGCGCGTACTCCTCGGTGCGCTGCTCCTCGGCGAGCGCCGACTGCCGGCGCCATTCCTCCAGGTCCTGCCCGCGGTGCTCGTAGCGCTCGGTCTTGTTCAGCTCCTCGACGATGTCGGAGTAGCCGCGCTCGACGTTGCGCTGGGCGATGCGCTCGATGAGGACGCCGTAGGTCTCGTCGGTCAGGGTCCAGGCGTCGATCTGCTCCTCCAAGATCAGGCTGGCGTCGGAGGGCTCGGTCCCGGCGACGCTGCCGTCGAGCATGAGCGCGCGGCGCTTGCGCGCCTTTGCCGCCAGCGCCTTGTCACGTATGTCGCGGTTCTGGAAGACGTTGGGGAGGCACAGCCAGCAGTGGAAGTGCTCGGCGTCCTCGCACGCGCCGTCGCGTGCGTGCTCGCACTTCTCGGCGCCGGGGCCGACGTTCACGAAGGTGGACCACTGGAACAGGTGTGACGTCGGGCGGGTGGCCTCGGCGTCGCCGTCGTGAGTGGGCTCCGCCTTCGGCGGGGTGGCAACGACAGTCTCCATTACTTCCTCCTCGGGCTCGCGCCCAGTTGCCTTGAACTTCAGTTGGGTGCTACTGCGGCGGGAAGGGTGTCGCGTTGGGCCAGAGCGTCGGCGCGGGAATCGGCGTGTCGCTCGGCCCGGACGGGGTGTAGCCGGTGTCCTCTCCGCCCAGGCTCGTGATGCTGATCTCGGTCTCGACGGTGCCGATGACGGCGGAGCCGGCGGAGATCGCGTAGACGGCGCCCTTCCATTCGGACTCGACCCACGGGTCGTCGGTCGCGTGCACGCACACGCCCACTCCGACGACGGCCGGGCCGGCGCCGTAGAACAGCCACACGTCGGCCGTCTCGGGGCTGACGATGAGCGTGTTGCGCAGCGGGTTCGCGGCGGCGATGAGCACGCTCGTGTTCGCCGCGGGTGCATGCGTGCCCGACGACGCCACGGTATCGGCGGCCGGGACGATGATGACCTGGTCGGCCATTACGCGGGGAGCTGGCCCTTCACCTCGGAGAAGGTGCCGGTGTTGGACTCCCAGGAGACCGGGAACTGCGTCACCGTCTGGACCTTCACCGTCTCGCCGGGGGCCTGGAAGATGGCGTCGGCGATGTAGATCGACTTGATGATGGTCGCCGGGTTCTTGGGGTCGTGAATGACGGCGGTGAGGGGGAAGGAGAACTGGTTGACGTACCCGAACACCTCCGACTTGTCGATGCCCATCGCCGACGCCAGGAAGGTGAAGAGGTGGTCGATGTCCTTGGGCTCGACCGTCACCGTCCCCTTGCAGTCGATGCCGGTGTTGGAGAAGCCGATCGGGTCCTGCGTCCCCATCTGGCGCTGGAGCGCGCCCGTCACCGTCGCGTCGAGGGTGAAGGACTGAATGCCGTAGAGCGCCAGCGGCGAGCTGCCGGGGTCGCCGACGAGCAGGGTGATGTCCCGGCCGCGGACCGACGCCGGAAGCGTCGTGGTGTCCAGGTTCATCGCCTGCGGAATGGCCGCGGCGGTGTCGGAGAAGTAGCACCATGTCACCTTCGCTGCGGCGGGGGGCGCGACCGCGAAGGTGATGGTGACCGCCGTGTCGGTGACCTCCGGCGCGGCGCCGCCCGACTCCACGTAGTCAATGCCCGGAATCTGCGGAATGCCGTTGACCATGACACCGAAGACGTGCGTGTAGAGAGCGGAGCCGTGGCCGCCGACGCGGTAGGTTCCGGCGGTGTGGGCCGTGACGAAGGCCACGACCGTGCCGTCGCCCGTCGCGTACTCCTGAAGCGGCACCTTCGCCCCCATGAAGTAGGAGCCCGTCGCCATCGTCACCTGCATCTCGGCGTTCTCCGTCACACCGAGCTTGTAGGAGATGGCGGTCGGGTACAGGTTGGGAATGATGACACCGGCCGCGATGTCGCCGCCCTGGGTTCCCGTGTCGGACTTCCACGGCGAGCACACGTTGATGAAGCCGCAGTTCTCCCAGTGGTAGACCGTGCCGGCGGCGTCGGCGGCGCTGATCTGGTCGCCCATCGCCACCGCGGTCTCGCCGCTGAGGAGGGCCATGAGGTCGCACCCGACGTCCCATGAGGTGAGCTGGAAGCGGAAGTCCGCCTCGGTGAGGACCTTGCCGACGACGAGGTTGTTGCCCGTCTCGTAGACGGTCTGAACGGGCACCTTCGGGTCCTGAAGCCCCGCGGTCTGGAGTCGGTTGAGGACCGTCTTGCCGCCGACGTGGACAATTGCACCGCTGGGAATGCCGCTCATGTTGTCAGTCCTCCGTCGTTATCGCCGAACGCAAGTTTGCTGGCCAGGTCTACTGAATACTCGTTCAGGGTCTCGCCGGGTTCGAGCCTCATCAGCTCGATGGCTTCCCACGTCAGAGCATTCAGCTTCGATCGGCAGCTCCTCTTGAAATCTTCAATGGCCTTCTGGTGCCCCGGCCCCATGTGAGGTGCGATCTCGCGCTCGAACTCGCTGAGGAGCGAGATCATCGCCGACTTGCGCCGGGCGTGCAGCACTTGCTCGCAGTCAACACGGTCCGGGGTGGACGTGCTGCCAGGTAATATACGCCGACTGCCGTTGGCCCGTAGGCGGTCGGTCATCAGTACTGGACCTTGGCGATGGCCGCCAGGCGCTCGCGGAAGCGCAGTCCGATCGGCTCGAAGCGGGCTTTGAACTGACTCTCGATGACGGGTATCGACTTCTTGATGAAGCGTCTCGCGGGTATCGGGTTCTGAATGATGCCGAGGCCGGCGAGCCCGGAGGCGTTGCCGGCCTCGAACAGCGGGTGCTCGCGGAAGTGGTCCATGTCCGGCGGTCCGGCGCTTGCGACGCCGTAGAAGGTGCCGTAGATGGCGCCGCCGACGCGCGCCGAGCTGCCGATTTCGTTGGTGATCCACCACGGGACGTCCTTGTCGAGGGTGGCTTCGTCGGCGATGCCGATCGCTCCTGGTGTCAGGTGGGGCGTGAGTGTCCTGGCGAACAGCGCGTCGCCGAGTGACTTGTCGGAGGCGGGGCCGATGTGGTCGGGGCGCACGCGCGTGGCCTTCTCCATCTTGCGCAGCTCAAGCGTGCCGACGACCGCCATCTCCTTGCCGAGCGCGTCCAGCTCGGTCTTGAGCTGGACGAAGGCGCGTTCGAGCAGCTCCGCGGCCTTCGGGCGGCCGATCGCGCGCAGGTGCGGCTCGGCCCTAAGCACCCCCGCGACGGTCGGCACCCAGTCCTTGACGAGAACGTAGAAGGCAAACTCGGCGGGCATCAGGGGTACGCTACGTCGCGCACGTTGATACTCGTGGTGAACACGTAGAGGTCCCACGGTCGCGGCGAGTTGTTGCCCTGGTGCTGTGACTGGACCTTCAGGACGTTCATGGTGTCAACCTGGGGGTTCTCGTCCTGGTTGAAGTCGAGCAGCGGTATGGTGTCGTTGGCGACACGGGCGATGTGCTTGATCGAGTCGGCGACCTTGCGTGCGAAGCGCGGCTCGATGCCGAACACCCAGCACGTCAGCGTGTGTATGTACGACGTCAGGGTTGAGCCCATCTCCGCCGGCTCGCCGCCGTCGTCGACCGAGAAGCCGAAGGCCAGCGTCGTCACCAGCAGCTCGCCGTTGCGCTCGTCGGGGGTGGGGAACGTCTCCCGCACCACGAGGTTCGGCGCCGGGCCGGCGAAGCCGAGCGGCTGGAGAGTGAACCCGTAGGACGGCAGGCCCGCGCGCACGCACCGCAGCACCGACGCCTCGACCAACTCCTCCCGTAGCAACGGGACGGTCACTACAGCTCCTGACCGTACACAAGCCACCGGTAGATCGTGTTGCTGATCGAGAAGGGCTTGGCTTCGATGACGCGATAGTGCAACGTGTTCAGGAGGAACTCGTTGGCGTCGACCACATGGGCCGTGTAGTCGGCCGGGTCCACGTCGAGAATGACGTCCATATTCTGCATCATGCCCGCGGCGGAGTTGTACGGGTCCGCTCCCGGCCGCAGCGGAGAGGCTTGCTTCTCGACGATGAGGACCGTGATAGTGGCCAGGGTCGGCTCGTTCGTCGGAACTACAGTTGCGTCGTAAGGGAGCCCGGTGTCGTCATTTATCTTCGTCCCTCCTGGCCATACGGGCTCGCCCGGCGTGGAGAACACGCAGTCCGTCCCGGCGGCCTCGCGGAGCTGCTTCTGCGCGGCGATGAACTGTGCCGGGTTGAAGGCGAGGGGGGTCACTGGCCCGACCACCCTGGCGTCCACGGGACGACGGCCGCTTCCTGGCCGCCGGGTATGCCGCCGCCGCCCGTGCCGCCGATCGAGTCTCGCGCCCACCATTCGAGCGTGGCTACTGTCGCCTGATCGCGGACGCGAATGGTCGAGGCGTAACGGTCGAGCACGGGGTTGTGGTACCGCAGGCCGTCGAGTGCCTTGTCACGGTCGGAGCGCAGGCCGGCGAGGTAGTCGCGTATGACGTTGGCCGACAGCGAGTACGCCCATTCCGTGCCTTCGTTCTTGATCGACTGGGACACGGGCATGTCGCGGAACAGGAAGCGCCAGTAGTCGAGCGCGACCTGGCAGATGACGACGGCGCCCTCCCACTGGTTGAGCACGCAGCCCTTCGTCTTCCATTGCGTCGGGTAGCCCATGAGCGGGTCGCGGGCCGTCACGTCGAGCGTGTGACCGAAGAGGCTGCCGGAGAACAAGATGATCTCCGAGCAGGCGTCGGCGAGCATCGGGTACACCGTCGAGTCGGCGAGGGTGGCCTTCCCTTGCGGCGGCCCGTAGGGACCTTCGCACGCGCGCCGCGCCCACGGAATGAGCACGGCGAGGTCCGTCAGGTCGGAGACCGTCGTGATGTCCCCCGAGGGCACGTACGCGCTGCCGGGAGTTACCTGGAAAAGCTCGCTCGAATAACTCGGCGAGCCTCCGCCCGTGTCCCACATGATGACGTACGGGCCAGGCAGGGCCGGTGCTGCGGGCGCCGCCCACTGATACAGGCCCGAGCCGGCGACCACTTCGGTGATGTGCGCCGTGGTGCGCGCGAGCACCACGGTGTCATGGTCGTCTCGGACCTGCACGCCAATGGTGCCTACGAGTCCGGCGGGCGCGTCCTCGGCGTAGGCGAGGAACGGTGCGCTGGCGATTGCTTCGATCATCAGAGCCCTAGCAGTGTCACGAGGTCGGACCTGGCCCTGATCTTGGCGTTGCTAAGGCGCTTGTTGTAGACGTAGGCGTGAGCGAATTGGACGGCCGCACTGTTCATTCCGGCGCCCGCCGCCGTAGTGTAGTTGCCTATCGTGGTCCGCTCCGAACTGGTGTGGTCGTGGCCCGATTGCACGGCGGGCAGGTTGCCTACCAGGAGACCGTCCACGAATAATTCCGCCAAGGTCAGAGAGCCCTCGCCCGTGCGCAGGCATAGGTGGTGCCACCCTACGCTCAGTTGCTGTGAGACGATGGCCCCGTTGCCGAGACTGGCGCCAGCGGAGCCTCCGTAGTAGGAGACGCCGGGTTGGAGCGTACCCCACGACACCCAGCTAGCACTGTTCGTGGACCCGTTCGTGTCGCCCAGCCAGGCCCCGAACCCCTCAGTCGTGGCGGCGGCCTTGCCTATGAACATGATGCTGCCCATGACGCTCTTGGCGGGCACGTACACCCAGATCTCCATAGTCATGTTCTGATAGGTCGTCAGAGCACCAGCGGCTGCCGTGGAGGCATTGTCCGTGGCGGTGGTCCCTCCGAAGTGAATGGACTTCGCGCCAGGGTACAACGGGTTGCTCACCCCCCCGCTGGTGACTCCGCTCAGGACGCTCAGGGCCTGCGCACCATAGGTGGCGGCCAGACTGCCGACGCCCGCAGCGTCCTGAAGGTCCCAGCCGTTCACGGGCGCATCGGCAGCTACCAACTGGGAGTAGGCGATGCCGGGCGGCTTCACCCAGGTCATGTTCCCCGCCGAATCGCACTGCATCATTAGGCCAGCAGCAGCAGCAGCCGGAAGGCGCACCCCGCCCTGGAAGACCTTTAGCTCATTGACCGTCTCCGTCATGGTCTTTATCAGCCGATTACGACTACCTCGTAGGCGGCGGCGCTCGGAGGCGCGGCCGTCCACGCCTCGGCGGAGAGCGTGCACTGGGTCGTCGAGTTGCATACGACGGTGCAGTCCTCACGTGCCCCTGTGGCGATGTTGTAGACCGCGACATGCACGTACTTGCGCCCGAGCCCGTGAGTGATCGTGAACGAGCTGGACGCGCCGTCGCCGAACGTCGTGGAGTACAGGCCGGCGGCGCCAAGGTTCGTCAGCGCCCCCGGCGCCGTCGTCGAGTTGGTACCACCGTTCGCCACCGCCACCGGGCTCGTGAGCGAAATGACACTACCCGTGAGGGTAATGCCCGTGCCCGCCGAGACCGTCGTCCCGAACTGAGTGAAGGTGATCGCCGTGGTGCCGATCACCGGGTCGTCGGTCGTCTGAAGCCACAGCGAGTTCTTGTTGCTCGTGCCGAGCGGACCCACCACCACCACCGTCCCGCCGTTGAACACATACACGGCGCGAGTCATGGGAACGGCAGCGCCGTTCCAGATATACAGCCCGTTCTGCGACGTCGTCGTCTGCGCCGTCAGGAGAACCAGGCCGTCGAGCGGGTCGCCCGACACCGGGGCCACACCGTCGATGGTGGCACCCGGCGACGCCACGTTGATGTTCGCCGTCGCACACGCGAACGCCGGGTTCTCGATGAACGTGAAGCCCGCCAGCGCCGCGTTGAGCGTAGCGACCGCCGCGTTCAGATCGGTGAGCCGCGCGGGCTCCGCTCCTGCGACCGGCGCGGGCAGGTTGAGAATGCGCGCCACGCTCTGAAGGTCCATTGACTCATTGATCTTCTGGGACATCAGAGCACCAAGCACTTTCCGCTGAATGGAAGTCCACTGTCAGTCGTGACCTGGACGTTGTTGTTGTCAAGCACCTGCACGCCGACCTGCACCTCGTTGCCGAGGGCGTCGTATGCCGTCACGCTCACCAGCACGCGGTTCAGGCCGTGGTCGATCGTGAAGGACGACGACGGGGCGCCCTGCGTGTGAACGAACGGCGTCTCCTCAGTGCCCGGAGGACCGGGCTTCGGGAAGGTGGCCGCCATCACTCACGCGCCGACGAAGCCCTCGTGCTCGGGAGCGTCGGGAGAGCCGACCTCCTCCGCCTGGCCGAACTCGCCCTCGGGCGCATCGCCCACGGGAGGCTTGGCCTGCCCCGTCTCCTCGCCGACCTCAGGGTCGACGACCCCGGCGTGCTCCTCCTCGGTCGTCCCGGTTACGGTGGCAGCCGGGGGAGCACTACCGGGGGAGGGGGGCGCTGCCTGAGCGGCGATCGACGGCGGCGCGGAGGGCGGCGGCTCGTTCACCGGGTCGGCCGCGGCGAGCGCCTGAGCCTCCGGGGAGAGCTGGTCATCGCCGCCGAGGTTGCCTCTGAGGACCTGGCCGGGAGCGACCGGGTCGACGACCATCGGCGTCTTGGCCTCGATCTCGTCGTCGGTCGACGGCGTCGCGAACGGGCTATCGCCGGGCGCAGGTTCGCCCGTAAGGCCCACAGGGGGCGCTGGCGGCTTCGGAGCGGCCTCTTGACGGGGCTTCGGGACCGGGGCGGCACTGGGGACGTCGGGGGCGGCAGGGGCCGGCGGAGAGGTGTCCTGCGAGCCGGTGCTCGGCGGGGCCTGGGCGGGGACGACGAGAGCGTCCGGCGCCTTGACCGGCGGCCCTCCGAGCCCGAGGACCTCGGCGGCCTTCTCGGTAGCGGCCGGAGGAGTGGCGGCGCCCACGACAACGCCAGGCTGAGAGATCGCGTGAGGAAGGAAGCGGTCACTGGTCTCCACCTTGCTCTCGCCCTCGCCGACGAGGGTCAGCGGGCGGAAGCTCATCTCCGAGCGCGTGCCCTGAGCGTCCTGCATGACGAAGACCTGCTCCTCGAAGGGGTTGTCCTCCGCGCGGCGGGGAGCACGCGAGGTCAAGATCGCTTCGGCATCGGAGAGGAACACCGTGCCGTAAGGCTCGATGCTGTAGCCCTCCTCCTTGCCCTCGTGGTTGATCTTTGACACGCCGAGCCAGCCGGCGGTGTTGTTGACGTACTCGCGTTTCTCGACGAGCTGAGTTGGGACCGTTGCCGCTTCCATCTCCGTTACAACCTCCTGTGGTCCTGTGAATGAGAAATGGCCGGCGGCCGTGAAGCCGCCGGCCTGCTCTGGGGTGTCATGTTCAAGGTGCTTCGCGGTGCTTCGATACGACTAGGTGAACACCAGCCTGCCGATGCGTCCTCGGCCGATGCCATAGAGGAGCATCCCACTGTCAAGCGCCGTCTCCCAGCGGACATAGAAGCCCGGTCGGGGGAGCTGCTGGACCTTCGGCTCCTGGCCGAAGTAGGTGAGCCGGCCGGCGTTCTGCCCGACGACCCAGATTTCGTTGACGGGGACGACGAGGTTGCCCGCGAAGTCCTCGAAGTTCTCGACCTCGACGATCGGGTAGCCCTTGTACTGGCCGACCTGGCCGGCGACGAAGATGCGCTCCGCCACGTTGGGGCCGAACTGGGCGCCGATGTTCGACAAGATGCGGACCGCGTTGCGGGCGCCGAGGAGCGTGATCTGCCCCTTCGAGCGCTGCGCCACGAAGTCGAGAATCGGGTCGATGTTGTTGGCCGTCAGGGTGACCGCCGGGAACGTCCCGTAGGTCGTCCCCGAAGTGATGCCCGACTGCACGAGCGAGATGAGCTGACGGACGGGGAGCTGGTTGATCTTCTCGCGAGCCTGCTCCTGAAGCTTCCCGAAGGTGCCCCAGAAGTCGAGGAGAATCTCGTCGCGGTGAAGGTCGATCGCAGCCGCCATCTCCTGACGCGGCATGAGCGTGCGCTGATACCTGAGCATGTCGCTCAAAATCTGGCCACCCTTGCCCTGGAAGTACGCGGTCATGCCGCGCAGGTCCTCGTCCACCCAGTCGACGTCGCCGAGGCCCACGGTCTTGACGCCGATGACCTTCGGAACGATCGACTCGGCCATCATGTCCGACCAGGCGAGGGAGAAGAGCTGGAATGCGACCTCCTCCATCTCCTGCGGGTGACGGCGGAAGTGACGACCCAGCATGACGTTCGAGTCACGCATCATCGCCTGCCGGCGATCGTCGTCCTCGACCCCAGCCACTTCGGCAAGCGCTCGTTCGACTATGGCTTCCATGTTCGTCTTGCTCCTCTCGTAGTCGCCTAGCGCCTACTGATTGCTCCGCAGGAATCGGCAGGTCAGGACACACTCGCCCGCGACGCCGTAGAAACGCGGCATGCGGTGGACGATGAAGATGTCCGTGTTGGCGACGACCGAAGAGTCGTCGGTGTGCTTCGCCCACGCCCCGGTGCCGGCCGTCTTGCCCGCCGGGCGGGTGCCGGTCGCGTCCCAGCCGATGATGTCACCGGGAGCGTACGTGGCGTCGGGCACGACGAGCGTCAGGTTCAGCACGCCCGTCAGGTACTCGCGCACGTAGTCGCCCGAGGCGATCGGCAGGTTGACGATCTCGTTCGGACCCAACGCCGGGTTGTACTGACTCCCGAAGTTTTGGTCCGGAATCATGATCTGGCGGAACGCGACCGAGATGGCCTCGCGGCGCAGTCCGTCGCCCGAGAGGACGATGGTGTCCCCGCCGACGATCGGGCGCACGCACTCGACGCCGCCGACGATCGTGGGGACGAGTGGCGTGCCAGGCACGATGACGCCGTTGGCGGCCCGGTGTGACCAGACCTCGCCGGGGGACGCGACATCGACGTTCGGCAGTTGGCCGACGCCGAGCAGCGGGTATGCGCCGACCTGCGTAAGAGCGACGGGGGACATTTTCTCAGGCTCCTCTCGATGAACTTTCGTTGGGCCGTAGCCCTTACTTCGCAGCTCCGGCCGGAGCGGGAGTCTTCTTGCCGAGCGACCGTGCGATCTTGCCGACCGACGATGCGCCGTCGGGGACGGGCGCGGCGCCCTGCGTGGCGACGCCGCCGCGCACGAAGGCCGCGACCTCGTCGTCGGCGAACGTCGTGCCGGCGGGCGCGGCGGGTGGCGTGACGCCGGGGGCCACCGGGGCCGCGCCGGGCTCGCCCGCGAAGTCGCGCTTGACGGAGCCGGGAACGGCGCCGCTGGCGTACTCCTCGCGCTCGATCAGGGCCTTGTCCCATGCGTCGTCGGACGCGGTGCCGGCCAGCTCGTTGAGGTTGGCCTTGCTCGTCTCGCCGAGCTTCGCGAGGAAGCCGGCGCCGAGGGTGGACAGGCGCTTGTCCTTCAGGGAGACGGCCTGGGCGGCGGTCTCCAGCGTGGCGACCTTCGTCTCGGCGGCGGTCTTGGCGGTCTCGGCGGCGACCTTCTCGGCCTCGGCCTTCTCGACCTTGCCGGTCAGCTCGCGCTTCTCGTCCTTCGCCGTCTCGACCGCAGCCAGCGCGGCAGTGCGCTCGGCGCGCAGAGCGGTCAGTTCGCTCTCCTCGATCTGAACCAATGCCATGTGACTCGCGCTCCTGTTCGTCGGTCGGTACGTGCCGTCGTGATGGGACTTGTCGTGTGCTTCGGCGATCTCGTTCTGGAAGTAGTCCAGCGTGGCCTCCGAATATGCCGGCAGGCCACCACGAGTCCCGAAGATCAGTCCTGTCCCGGTGAAGCAGACATCACGTAATATACGCCAGCCGCGTGAGGGCGAACTGGCGTCGGCCCGTAAGTGCTCGCACCAGGCGGCCTTCTCGGCGCCGTTCGGGAGCTTGACGTACTGCTGCCCGCAGGACGAGCAGTCGTAGTTCGGCGCGTAGCATTCCATGCTCTCGGCCAGCGTCCCCTGGCCGAGATTGTGCTCCGCCTCCGCCCACACTTCGGAGAAGCGGTGGCGCCACACGGCGAGAATGTTGTCGATGCGGTTCGACCCCTCGGAGATGAGCTTGCAGTCGGCGATGACGCCCACCGCGGTCCGCGGGTCGTGCATGACGGTCACGGGCATGAGCATCGGCGTCAGCGACTTCAGTGCGAGTTCGTCGTTGAGCCACATGGCTCCGTTGAGGTTCGGCTTACCGCCTTCGACGTACTTGCCCGACAGCCAGCCGATGTTCTCGTTCGGCGCCTGGCTCTTGACGGCGCTCGCGAAGGCGTACTCGTCGACCTGCTGCACGCTCGGCGTCGCCAGCAGGAGCGGCGTGGTCAGGTACAGCTTGTCGCCCAGCTCGAATGCCTGCGGGCGCATTAGGTGTGAGATTTCCATTCGTTCTCCTTCGATCTTACGCTAGAACGGGAATCAGCCCGTGGGGCCGAAGTCTGAGCGCGCGACTCGACACGCATGGCGCCACGCCTTCAGTCGCGTGGTCTCCCAGCCGCCCTCGGACCTCGCGGCGGTCGGCTGGACCATCGTCTTGACGGTCCACCAGAAGCCACCCTCGTTGCGAGGCCATACCGCGACATGGGCCTGGAACGGTGCGGCGTCCTCCTGGTCGCTGAGCTTTAGGTGCATCTCAGCCCGTGCTCTCGATGAACTTGACGTCCGCCTTGGGAATGTCCTCGGGCTTGGCGTGACTCTTGGACCGGGCGCGGTGGGTGTGGACGAAGAAGCCGTCCTTGTCCTTCTTCAGTGACACGCCCGAGTCCTTGCCGTGAACTCCCTGGAACGCTTCGCGCTCGGCCTGCGACGGTGCCTGGTAGGTCTCGGCGGACCAGTCATCAATGGGGCGCCACACGACTTCGGGAAGGGCCGGGGGGCGGGCGATGTCGAGCGCGAGCCGGTCGAGCGACTCGCGCAGGGCGCCGAGCTGGGCGCCCATCTCGACTCCGCCCGAGACACCTTCGGCGTTCGACTGCCCGACCGTGTTGTCGGTGCCGCACGTCGCGCAGACGGTGTTGGCCGGCCAGTCCGCCAATGCCATGCCGCAGTTGGTGCACGTCGCCTTGCCGGCCGCGTTCTCCACCAGCGGTGAGGACATGAAGCCCCACCGCAGTGCGCGTTCGGTGGCGCCCTTGAGGTCCCAGCGCGGCTCGGAGAAGCGCAGGGCGCGGGCGACCATCGCGCCGTCGCCGATGCGCCGGCCGACGACCATGCGCAGCCCCTCCTCCAGCTTGACACACGCGAACTCGTCGCAGATCGAGCCGGCGTTGACGGGGACGATCACGGACGGGCCGGAGCGGAGCACCTGATTGAAGTCGATGCAGTCACGCTCGGCCGAGGTGACGTAGACGTTGTAGTCGGCGTGGTCGCCGTACTCGTCCAAGATCGCCGCGGTTGTCTCGCCGATGTAGTGGACCTCTTCGCCCTCGACGATCGCCTTGATCGTCTCCCCGGCATTGCGATGAATGACCTTCCGCGGGGCGGCGGCGTCGCGGCCCTGGCCGGGGCGGTCCTGACCGCGGCCGTTGTTCGTGCTGCTCCCCGCGGGACGGCCGGGTGAGTTGTCCTGGGGCTCGCCGGGGTTCGAGAAGGGAACGGCGCCGGGCATGAGGACCTCGTCGTCGCCGCGGGCGATCTCACGCTCGCGCTCGGCGAGTGCAGCGTCATAGTCATAGCCGAGCGCTTCGACGACCCAGCGGCGGGGAATGTCACCGCGGTCGCGGGCCTGAAGGACGTTGGTCCAGAACAGGGCGACGTTGGAGAGCACGATCTTCGGCGCCCAGATCGACGGTGCCCCCATCTTGAAGATGTTGCGGTTCCTCGTGGCGGTCTCGTCGTAGAAGGTCGCCTGCACGTGACGGACCAACTTGCGTCGGTCCGCAGAGACCACGCGAGCTGTCAACTCCATCTCGTTCACGCCACCTTGGGTGCCTGTGTCGTTCGGCACCTCCTCGGTCTGGCGCATGAGGCCCATCTTCAGCTTGCGGCCGATCAGCTTCCGCTTGGCGGGGTTGAGGAGTTCGTCGAGCTTCGGCGTGATGATCTCGATCTGGAGCCGGTGATCGCCGACCATGACACCGGAGCGGGAGGCGAAGGACACCTGCTCGATCAGGTTGTCCACTTCACCCTGCTGTGCCGGGAGGAGGTCCGAGCCCTTCTTAGCGACCACTATGTAGTTGGTGCCGCCCTGGAGGAGCGCGTAGTCCATGATGTTGAGCAACCTCTTCGCCTCGATCAATGCGAAGTTGCGTGTCAGCAGCGGGCGCGGGTAGGGGGTGGCGCCCTTCGGCATCGTCGTGCGGTGGACCATGCGCTGATTGAGCGTGTAGAGGGTGAGCCCGCGCGAGGCGGTGTCGCCGTCGTTGTAGGGAACCTGAAGCTTCCCGATGAAGAGAGCGGCGACGACGGGCTCGGCCATCGCCATGAACGCCTTGCGCTGGCCGCTGGTCTTCGGGTCGAGGTACTCGTTGAGCCACGCCTTGAGGTTCTGGTCCTCGACGTGGTAGGCGAGCTGGCCGCCGCCGATGATGTCGTTGGTGATGACGCGGACGTTCTCGGCCGGCAAGATGCCGACGTTCGGCACCTGAAGCTGGGCCTGCACGGGCTCGTCACTCTTCAGCGGCCAGTACTGCATGCGCTTGCGGGTGAACAGTGTCACCGTGGTCACGGACGCGGCGATGAGGTACTCGCGGTACAGCTCCTCCAAGATGGCTTCGAGGTCCATCGCCTTTGGAGCCGTCATCTGGTTGAAGAACTCCAGCGTCTTCTCGTCGCGGTGCTGGTTGACGACGCCCTCCCCGAAGGCGATGGCGATCATCTGCCCCATCGCCGCCCCGGTGTCGTCGTCCGTGTCCGCGAGCGTACGGGCCAACCTGATTTCGTCGATAACCGAGGTGGGGGTCCTGAACGGCGTCCGGGCCAGCATGCTCCCTTGGTTGTTGATGTAGAGCTGGAAGTTGTTGGGCTGGGCGAACTGGAGGCCGGCGGCCTCAACCCACTGGTCGCGCACGGCCTGGCGGACCATCTCGTCGGGCAGGTCGGTGCGGTTGTCGATCACCGCGTTGACCATCTCGCCCTTGTGACCCTGGCGCATAACGGGCTGAGCCACTGGGGGAAACGCCGGCTCGGTCATGCCCCTAAGATACGCCGCTTTGCCTACGAACCAACCGGAATTGGCCCGATAACGGGCCGATTTGGGGGTCTACGAGCCGGTAATGACGGTGTAGAGGCGGGAATACCCTTTGGCTTCCCGTTCGTAGCGGTCGAGCTGGCGGACGAGGCTTTCGCGTATCTGTCTCGCTTCGGCGCCTGCGTCGAACGTGACGGGGTCGAGTGTGCGCTTGGCGGCGATGACGTCGGCTTTGGTGATGCGGTCCGCCGCCTTGCTGGGCAGCACTGCCTCGTAGCCTGTTATCTGTTCGATCTTCTGGCGTAACTGTGCCATCGTGAAGTCGAGGTAGTGGACGGCCTCTTCGAGTTCGGCGCCGGAGTAGGCGGACTCCATGAGGTAGGTCTCGATCAGGCCGATCTTGACGGCCGGCGGGGTGTCCTCGGTCCATCGCGGCGGCTTCAGCGCGAGCGCGGTCGCGAGCGCGGCCCTGATCTCCTCCAGGGTCACGCGAGCCCCAGCGCCACCGCGAGCACGGCGTTGGCGAGCAGCAGCAGGGTCAGGGGAACGATCCGCCGCGCGTCGCCTCCCTCCCCCACCAGCCGCGCGATCTTGGCGCAGGTCACCGCAGCGATGCCGCTAGGGACCACGTGCACGAGCTGGCCGACCGCGACGCCCCCCCCGAAGACGATGAGGGACCGGCGGTCAGTCACCGAGGGGGAGCGGCTCGTAGGCACGACGGGCGAGTTCCTCGGTGCAGCTTCGGTCGAGGTCCCGTGCTGCGGCGATGAGGTTGTGCAGCTCGACCCGGTGCTTGTGGTAGAAGCGAATGTCATACCACCACTGGAAGAGGTGGGCGATCATCGGGCGAACTCCATGTGGGCCTCGCGGAAGGCTTCGGCGGCTGCTGCTGCGGCCTCGGGCGTATCGAAGCGCCCAAGGTGATGCAGGCGGCGGCCAAGCCCGACCTGCGCCTGCCACCGGCCCCGCCCGTCCGACGTGACACCACGATAGCCGGAGGTGCCGTTCCTGTTCGGTCCCTGCCGGTTCTGTTGGTTGTCGAGCTGCCCGCGGTGCGCGATGCGCAGATTGGACCCGCGGTTGTCCAGCTTGTTCCCGTCCTCGTGATCGCCCTGCCGCGGGTCTCCGTAGGCGAGCCCCAAGATTTCGCGGTGCATGAGAACCGTGCGCGACTTCCGCCGACCGTCGATATACACGTGGACAGTGCGCACAACGTAGCCACGAGAGTTGGCGTGCCAACGCCACTCGCCCAGCCACTCGGACAGGTGGTCGTCAACGAGCGCGTGTCCGCCTTGGCGGCCGTACAGTTTCACCCCTGCCTCACCTGGCCCGCAAGAACGCCGGGTCCACCCACCGCGCGATCAAACACTGGCGCCCCGACGTTCCTGGCGTAGACGGCCTCCTCCATCTCCCCCGATTTATACGCCATCGCCATCGCTCGTGCGGCGTCGAGCATGTGGAAGGCGTTGGGCTTCTTCTTGACCCCGCCCATCGCTCGCACGCGCTGCTCGGTCTCGCCTTGGAAGTCGTCGATCAGCTCGGCGTGGAACGGCAGGAGGAGGAAACCGGGGTCGACGAACCCGCGCAGGTAGCGGGTCGACGCTTCGATCATCGTCATGCGTGCCACGAGGTCGACGCGGCCTGTCCACTTGTCACGCACCTCTTCGACGATGTGCCCGAACTGGTCGACCATGTTCGTGCCTTCCTTGGACACGTAGTTCTTGTCCACCGAGACCGGCACCTTGGCGTTGAACACGTACCCGCGTGACACTTCCTTCAGATGCTCCGGGCACTTCTCGTCCGACTCCATCGCCTGATAGAGCGGCAGACCGAGCCCGGTGATGTCCTGGCCGAACGCTCGCAGGGTGAGCCCATACTTGCGGGCGATGCGGTAGGTGCACTGGCGAATCTGGCGTTCGGTGAAGCGCCACAGGTGGAACATGCGAATCAACTGGAGTCTGCTCTTACGCGCGCTGTCGGGGAGCACGGCCCATACCTGTATGACGGTCGGGTCGGTGACGAGCCCGACGTCCATGCCGCCGTAGACCTGCTGGCCGAGGCCGTCCGGCAGGTCGAGTACGTCGCCGACGTCGCCGTCCTCCGCGATCATCGACGGTACGTCCTCGGACTGTATCTCCTGTGCCTTGAAGGTGATCGTGTTGTAGCGCGACTCCTTGTCCTGGTCCATGCAATTGTGAACCAGAGCACGCGAGTCGCCCACGGCAAAGGACGGGTGCCCACCTACGGTCAGGTCGTATAGCGTGACCAAATCTCCCTCACCACAATGCTCGGCCCAGCCATCACTTCCCGGTTCGTAAATCTCAACACCGTCCACCCTGAGTTCGCCAGCCACGCGTCGCGCACCTCGTCCTTCTTGCGCTGCGCGGCGACACCATGACCGCGACCGTCCACTTCCACCGCAAGCGCCAGCACGGGGAGCGCCAGGTCGAGTGTGAAGCTCGTAACGCCAAGGCGCCCATCGAAGGGGGCAATAAAGAACTGGGCGTACCACCCCTCCTCCGGACCGCCGAGCGCCATCCAGAGACGATACTGCGGTTCCGGCAAACCCCCATACTCCCAGCGCTGTATCGACCGGGTCGTCATGCCCCGTCTCGATGCGTTGGTTGCGGCCACCTTCACGCCCAGACATTTGCGACTGCAATATCGTGAAGCGCTCGCCCTTGGCTGGAACTCCACCCCACACGTCCAGCAGTTCTTGGGGGCCAACCGCCGGCTGTCGCCAAAGACCTTCCCCATGCACTTCCTCGAACAGAACCTCGCCACGCCCGACCGCGCGAACGTCTTGCCGCACGCTTCGCAGACGTGTGTCATCGTCGCGTTCTTGCGTGTCGGCGGACCGCCGCGGCGCGTGCTCCCCAGCCAGCTCCCGGCGCAGGTCTTGGAGCAGAAGCGGCCCTGGCGCGTCTTCAGCACCTCCCCGCAGACCTCGCATTGTCTCCGACTGTCGGTAGATGCGCTGGCCTCGCCGGAGCTGGTCGGCACGGCACCAGCCACCTTCCGAGAAGAAGGGGTGCTCTGGCGAGCAGACGATCTCTTCCCCGTTGAGCTTGACAACGGCCACCCTCCCGTGCTCGCTGGCCCTCGCCGCGAGCACGGGTCCTTCCCCGCTCGCGTTCAGCACTCGATCGCCGGCTCGCAGCTCCGCGATCGGTCGAGGTCCATTGCTAGTAGCCACCAGTGTATCACCTTGGAAGCAGGCCATCAAATGTGACGTGACGAAGAACTGGGAGAGCGACTGGCCTTTCTCGCCGAGAATGTTGCGTCGGTAGTCGGGGGTGTTGACACCGCCGTACATCGCAATGGCCGCCTCTTTCTCGGCCTTGTTCCACCCCGGCTTCTGTAAGCACGTAACTGCCGTTACCTTGAAGGCGCCGGAGGTCGAAATCTTGCCGAACTGTCCGCCCGTGCCGCCGACGTGGACGCCGTAGGCCAGGTAGGTGAAGTCGTATTTGCCGTCCGGGCCGGTGTGGTCCTTGATGACGGTCGGGTGGACTTCGACCCAGCCGGCTTGCGGGTAGTCCTGGGCTTCGTCGATGACGAGGTCGGGCTCGTGCATTGACTTGACTCCGAGGCCGGTGATGTGCGGTATGCGTCCGAGAATACGGGTGCCGTCCGCGAAGACGACGGCGAAGGGCTTATGAGTGATGCCGGTTCTCTGGGCGTCGGTGCGCAGGAAGTCTCGGGTGAGCCTGGTCTCGGTGATGCGATTCTCGATGTGCACCGTGACACCTTCGAGGTGAAGCAGCTCAGGCGCGGTGACGAGCATGTCTTCGCCGAGGCGCCGGAAGGTGTGGGAGACTGCGCGTGCTTTTATGCTTTCAGTTTTCCCGACGTCTCTCGAACAGGGACGCACCTCGTAGTTGGTGGTGGTGCGAAACAGGACGTACTGGTAGTCGCGCACATGGTAACACCCGCTGTACGTGGCGTTGTTCGGGTCGCTGAAGAGAAGCTCGCTCAGGTACACCGGGTCGCAGAGCTGGGCGATCAAACTCCAGTCATCATCGTCCAGCATCCACATGCCTTCGAGCGAGCGTATGTCGGACTGCCTGTCGATGATGCCCAGCGTGCCCTCAGCCATGACAGCGCCAGCGCTTGAAGAACGTGCCGAGAATCTCCCGCCACATGAGGCCACCGAACGGGGTGACGATACCCTCGTCGCCGCAGCGCTCGCAGCGAGCGTAGGCCCAGTCGGAGCCGCCGATGACGCGGTA